TCACCCAGCGAAGCGCTGGAGGATGGCCGTGAGGTCCGGGGCGCGCTTCGCCTTCGCCGCGATGTAATGTCGGCGCGTCATCGCCGTCGACGCGTGCCCGAGCTGCGCCGCCGCGTCCTCGTCACCTGAGGCCGAGTCGACGAGCGTGGCCACCGAACGGCGCATCGTCCGGAACTCGACCCAGTCCCACTTCTCCGCGTCTCCCCGGCCCGCCGCGCGGCGCGCGGTGCGCCACTGCTTGCGGATGTTGCCCGGGTCCCGATGCCCGCCGTCCGCCGTCGGGAAGACGGGGGCGATGCCGATCGGGGTCATCTGCGTTGCCCGCATCGTCGCCAACAGTTGCACCGCGAACGGCGGCAGCACGAGCTCGCGGATGTCGCGGGCCTTGGTGTGCTCTTGGCGCACGAGCCCCTCCCCCTTGATCCACACCATCGTCGCCGCGATGGTCACCGTCGGCGTCGCGGCGTCGAGGTCGATGTCGCACCACCGCAGGGCGGCGATCTCCCCCGGCCGGGCCCCGGTGGCCAGCAGCATGTCAACGAAGTCCAGCAGGTCATGTGCCCGGCCCACCGACCGTAGGTTGACCCGTTCAACCGGGCGCCCATCGTCTGCGATGCGCACGGCCATCCAGTCGACGACGCCGGCTCGCAGCTCGAGGAACTGCGCGGGGGTCAGGACGACGACGTCGGGCTCGGGGGCTCGCTTCTTCGGCAGCGGGCGGACGGGGTTCGCCGTGACGGCGTCGTGGGCTAGGGCGAGGGCGAATGCCTGCGACAGGATGGTCCGGGCACGGACTCGTTGGGATTCGGGCAGGCCGTCGAGGAACTTCGCGATGCGCCCCGGGGTGGCCTCAATGAGCGTGACCTCGCCGATACGCGGGCGGATGAGGCTGCTGATGGTCTGCTCGTAGTCGTCGATCGACTGGGGCAGGATCTCCCCGGCCTTCGTTGCGATCCAGGTGGCGCAGAGGTCGGTGATCGTGGTGGCGGGGCCAAGTCCGGCGGCGGGGGCCGTGGTGGCGGCGCGCGCGGCGAGGCGGTCGCGCAGTGCGGCTTTCGCGGCGCTGGCGCTGGGGCCGCGGGCGGAGACGAGGCGGAGGCGGCCGTTGGGGTCGCGGAAGCGGGCGCGGGCTTCGTGGGTGCCTTCTGCTACCTGGCGGACGTTGATGTCGCCCCACGTGCCGATGGGGGTGCGGGGTCGGCCAGCCATCACGCCACCTGCTCGAGGTCGGCGAGCGCGCGGTTGATGGCGGCGGCTTCGTCCGGGGTGACGGTGCGCAGGCGGACATCGAGGGTCGAAAGGTCGACGTCGGTGTCGATGGCGATGCTGTGCCGGTCGTGGTCGCCCTGGGCCCAGACGATGGCGGTGACGAGGTCGTCGATGGAGATGAGCCGGTGGGCGGCGATGCGGTCGACGGTGGCCTCTTCGCGGGCGGCGAGGACGTCGGGGAGGTGGTGGATGACGCCGCGTTCGATGTGGATGAGTTCGTGGGCCAGCGTGCAGCGGCGCCCGGCGGGCGTGAGGTTGGGGTTGAGCCAGATGGTGTGGCCGTCGGTGAGGCCTGCGATGCCTGCGGGCAGGGGCAGGCTGCTGATGATTCGGAGGCCCTGGGTGTGGTCGATGGGATTCCAGGTCATGCCCGATGTTCTAGCACATGTTTTCGAACGCGGGTGTGCAATAATTCGAACATGCCTGGTCATGGCCTACCCCGCCTCGCTAATCCTGGTAGAACGTCGAAGAGTCGTTCGGGTCGAGTTCGCGGGCTGCGGCAAGATGCGGAGGCTCCGGAATGGCCACAGCCCCACCGTTCAGGCGCCGGCGCAACTCCTCGAGAAGGTCGTCCGAGTCAACGTCGGACAGATCAACGGGGGCTCCGGCTTTCTCCTGGGCAGCAAGGAGCGACTTTAGCTCCGTGGCCGCATCGGCCCGCCCGACAGCAATGAGGTCCTTCGGCTGTATTCCAACCGTCGCAGCGATAGTGGCCAGGGTCGTCGCCGGCGGATGGTCGACGATCGCGTCCCCCTTGGAGGCCCAGCGCCAGCCGCGTTCGACGGTTTGCCAGCGCGAGGGGCTGATCCCGGCCTTTTTTGCGGCAGCAGTGGCGGAGATCGGCGGCCAGAGCGCGGTGCGCGCTTGTCGGATGAGCGCGCCCTCGGGGGCTGGGGTGATGCCTTCGGGGACGTCCATGAGGTGGATTTTACGCGGCATTACGGGCAATACGCGCATGTGCGCGAATACCAATGCTGCAATTCAATTCGCGTCAGCACATGTCACACGCTTGTGCTTACGCGTAATTGCGCGTAACATGATGTTCATGACCACCTCCCGCACCCCCGCCGAGCTGAACAGGATCCGCAAAGCATCCCGCCTCGGCCTCCATGAAACCGCCCGCCGCACCGGATGCTCCGAGTCCCACATTCGCGCCGTCCTCGCAGGTAAAACCGGAGCAAGCCCCCACATCCTCGCGTCCATCGACCACGTCATCGTCTCCGACGCCCTCAAGCAAAAGCAGCGCCTCGACGACCTCGTCGGCGAATTCATCGGGGGTGCAGCATGAGCGCCCTCGACCCGCTGATCGCCGAAATCACCGACGCCGTCCGCGCCACCATCCGCGAAGAACTCGCCGCGATGAACACCCCCGAACCGGTGACGCTCGACGCTGACGAATGGCTGTCCACCGGCGCCGCCGCCGACCTCATCGGCGCATCCTCCTCGACGCTCGCCCGCTGGCGCGCGGAAGGATCCGGCCCGCCGTACGCCCGCCACGGCCGGGTCATCCGCTACCACCGCGACGTCCTCGACCACTGGATGCGCACCCGCACCGCCGCCTAGCCCGAAAGGACCACACCATGACCACGTTCGACACCATCACCCCGCCCCACGGGCGATTCCACATCATCGACACCACCACCGAAGCCGAATGGAAGGCCGCCCGCCGACTGCACATCACCGCGACCGACGCAGCACGGCTCGCGACGCTGCGCCCCTCCGAATGGCGACGCATCCGCCAGGAAAAGGCCGGAGACGCCGGCTTCGGCGGCAATCGCTCCACCGACTGGGGCCACGCCCGCGAGCCGCACATCATCGACTACTGCCGCTCCATCGACCCCACCATCGAACCCAACCACCGTCTCATCGTCTCCTCGGCCGACGCCCGGTGGGCCGCAACCCCCGACGCGATCTCCGACGACGGACTCGTCACCGCCCAGGCGAAGACCAGCAACCACGACCTCGACCCAGCCAACCCCAGCCAGCGGTACTACGACCAGTGCCAGTGGGAAATGCTCGTCACCGGCGCCCAGGAGTGCATCTTCGCCGTCGAGGAACACGACGGGATGACGGAGATCATCGGTACCCGTCACGCGATCCTGCCCCGCGACCCCGCCCGTCAGGCCGAGCTCGTGGCCATCGCCGAGCGGTTCCTCGGAGACGGCCCCGCCGTTGCCCAGACCCACGACGAGCAGATCTCCGAAGCCATTGATCGCTGGGCGTCCCTCAAGGAACTCGAGAAGCAGATCAAGGCCGACATCAAGGCAGCCTCCGACGACCTCCATGCCCTCATCGGCACCGACGCCGGGGCCTGGTCCTCGGGCACCTGGCAGGTCAAGCAGACCGCGCCGACCACCACCACCCGCATCGACACCAAGGCCATCAAGGCCGACTTCCCCGAGATCGCCGAGAAGTGCTCCGTCACCGCGGTCACGCCCGGCAAACTCCTCTCCCCCACGCGCATCGACGCCTAGCCCGAAAGGACCACATCATGACCACCTCCAACCTCCCCGCCCACCGCGAAACCGGCCTGCAGATCGCCACCATCGACGAGGCCATGCGCTACTGCGAAGCGGTCTCCGCCGCCGGCCTCGCCCCCGACAGCTTCCGCGGCAAGCCCGCCAACGTCTTCATCGCCCGCGAGATCGCCACTGAACTCGAGGAGTCGGTGTGGACTGTGATGTCGGAGATGTCCGTCATCGGCGGCAAGCCCTCGTTCTCCGCGAAGTTCATGCGCTCCCGGGTCCGCCAGGCCGGACACCGCCTCCGCGAGTCCTTCGACAAGGACACCGGCACCGCCCGGGCGGTCATCCTCCGCCACGACGATCCCGACTTCGAGCATGTCGCGGAGTGGGATCGGAAGAAGGCCGAGGACCACGGCCTGTGGGGTAAGGGCCACTGGAAGAAGAACCCCGAGCTGATGCTCAAGAATCGTGCCCTGTCCGAGTGCGTACGCGAGGCGTGCTACGAGGTGATGGGCGGCGTCGCCTACACCCCGGACGAGGTGATGGACTTCGCGGAACCGTCCCCGGTGCGCGCCGAGGCGACGCGCCCGCACCCGAAGCAGCAGCCCGTCTCGGGCGACAGCACACCGCGGAGCCGCGAGGAGATCGCCGATGAACTCGCCGACATCGACTCGCTGACCGTCGACCGCACCCGGGCTATCTGGCGCGAGGCTCGCGCCGCCGGGTACACGGACATGCTCGACGACATCACGGGCATCGCCGAACTGCTCTCCACCCCGAAGGACGAGGCCCCGCCCACCGAGGACGGGGAGGTCATGGACGGCGAGCTCGTCTGATGACGTGGGCTGCCCGCGCCAGGTGCGGTGGTGACCCCCGCCCCTTCGACCTGGACACCTACCGCACCCGCGGCGACGCCGAAACCGCCTGCCGCCTCGTCTGCCGCGGATGCCCCGTCATCGCCGACTGCGCCACCGACGCCGCCGACGCCGGGGACGCCTACGTCATCCGCGCCGGAGTGTGCCTCTGGCCCGGTACCGCCGCCGGGCGGCAGCGTCCCGAGGACACCCGCCGGCTCCACTCCATCGCCCACCAACACCGACAGGACACCTAGACCATGGCCCGAATCAGGACGATCAAACCCGAGTTCTTCACCAGCCCCGACACGGCCCACGTCTCCCACGCCGCGCGGCTTCTCTACATCGCAATGTGGTCCTGGGCGGACGACCACGGCCGGGGTGAGCTCAACGCGATGCAGCTGCGTGCGTTCGCCTTCCCGGAGGATGATCCGTGGCTCGATTGGGCTCTCGATCACCCGGCGGAAGAGGCTCCGGCGGAAATCGTAGGAAATTCCGACGGTGAGCGGCGGAAGTTCATGGGGCTGCTGGCGGAAGTCGTAGGAGGCTTCGGAATCGTGGTTTTCGAGCACCGTGGGCGGAAGTTCTATGAAATTCCTACGTGGTCGAAGCACCAGCGCGCCGAGCGCACAGCGAAGGAGCGCCACCCTCGGTCCGACGATCCAGATTCGGTGATCTACCAGGGGTTTTCCGAAGCCCCCCAGCGTCCGGCGGAAATCGTAGGAAATTCCGACGCTACCCGGCGGAAGTCGTCGGAAGCACCGCAGAGTTCCGGCCCTGGAACAGGGAACATAGGAACAGGGAACAGGGAACAGGAGGGGGTTACGGAGGTCAGGGAAGGTACTACCGCGCGCGAGGACAACAACCCCCCTCCCCCAAAACCCGTCATCCCGGAGGCATGGATCGACAACCCCGGGTTGGCCCGCTGCCACAAGCACGCCACGGACGAGTACCCACCGCCATGCGGTGGATGCGCCACCGCCCGCGAAGCAGCCGAAGCCGCCCAAGACGACCGCGACGCCGAACGTCGGTCGGCAGCAGCTACCCGCCGGCAGACGATCGCCGCCTGCTCCCTGTGCGACGACACCGGGCAGATCGTCGGCGACAACGGAGCACCCCTCGCCCCGTCCCTCGCCTGCACCCACGACGAGGACGCCAACGCCGAGATCATCCTCGACGCCCACCAGCGCGCGGAGGCCGAGGCCGCCGCCGAAGCGGAGCGCCGTGACCGTGCCGCCAAAGCCGCCGCCCAAGCCCGCGAACTCCGGGCCCGACTCGCCCAGCAAAGGACCTCCGCATGACCTGGCACACCCTGTGGCTGCCCTACGCCACCCCGCCGCTCACCGCGAACCAACGCCTCCACTGGGCCGCCAAGGCCCGCACTACCGCCGACGTCCGCCGCACCGCGATGCTGCTGGCCCGCGCCGCGAAACTCCCCCAGGGCGTCGAGCACGTCACGATCGAACTGCACTACACCCCGCGCGACCGACGGCGCCGCGACGCCTCGAACCTCATGCCAACGCAGAAAGCCGTCGTCGACGGTCTCGTCGACGCCGGCCTCGTCGCCGACGACACCCCGGAGTACGTCACCGAAACCATTCCCACCATCGACCCCCCATCCCGCGAAGCCCCCGGCCCCAACAACTCGCGCATGGCCCTAAAACTCAAAATTCGGGGCCTCTCGCGCCCGAACACCCACACCCCGCCACCCGACCACCCCTAAACCCCCACAATTACGCACAATGGCGCACAGCGCACCGAACACAAACCCGCCGAAAGGCCACCCGCCCCGGCGATGATCAGCCCACCAACACCCGAAAGGAATCCTGATGGCACGCCCCAAAGGCCCCCTGACCCCACCCGAGAAGAAAGCCCTCGCCGAACGCCGCAAACGCGCACTCGACCTACGCATCGCCGGCGCGACGCTCGCAGAGATCGCCGAAGCGCACGGCGTGTCGATCTCCACGACGCACGAGGACATCCGCAGGTGCCTGTCGGACATCCCGAAAGCGAGCGCCGACGAGCTGCGGAAGCAGGAGATCGCGCGCCTCGACAAGCTGCAAAACGCCTGCTGGGACGACGCCGTGCGCGGTGACCTGTCGGCGATTGACCGGGCGCTGAAGGTCATCGACCGGCGGGCGAAGATGCTTGGCCTGGATGCGCCGCAGCAGGTGGAGGTCACCGGCGTTGACGTGGACCTGGATGCGACGGTCGCGCGGATCATGGCGGTGGCCGATGCGGTGTCGAAGCATGGGGACGAGGTGGTCGGCGGTGAGTGATGCGGAGTGCTGGTGGGAGCCGGATCCAGTGGTGACCGAGCAGGTGCTGCAGGGCCGGCGGCGGATTGCGGATTTGTCGACGGAGGACACCAACTGGGTGGTGGCGGAACTCAGTGCGCGGCGGCGGACGGTCGCGGAGATTGCGCGGGCGTTGGGGTGTACGCCGCGGCATGTGAAGCGGGTGCGGGCGCGGCCGGTGGTGCGGGTGATGCGGGCATTTGCGGAGGAGCGGTCGCGGGCGGTGGGGTGCGAGCGTCGGGCGGTGGATGCGGAGGCGATGGCGCGGCGGGTGGTGGCGGAGCGTGATGCGTTGGCGAGGTCCCGGAATCCCCCCCAGGGATTACCCCCACATTCGCATTACGCGTAATTGCGCGTATTCTCGTGGGCAGGCAAGCGACCACGCCACCACGAATCAAGCGCCCACCCATTACGCACAATCACGCACACCCCACCGAAAGGGACCCCCGATGCTCACCCTCCGCGACCTCATCACCGACGCCCTCTACGAAACCTCGTCCTGCCCCTGCGTCGGCCAGATCACCATCCACACCACCACCGAGCCGACGATCATCGTCGACATCGAAATCAACGGCGGCACCACCCTCACCGCCTACTCCGACGGCGTCGGCACCTCCTACCGCAACGACCCCGTCGAGTACACCGCCACCGACCACACCGACTGGACCCCGGGCACCGACCCCACCATCGCCCTGTCCGACATCACCCAGGGCGCGATCCCCCACGGCGTCGACGAATCCGACGTGAGCATGGACCTCACCATCCCCGCCGAGATGCTCGCCCAGATCCTCGACACCTACCTCGACGGCACCCCCGAAGTCGTCATGCCGTGGACCGCGGACCCCGCCTGCTCCGGCCGCAACCCCGGCTTCGTCCGCTGGAACTCCACCGTCCGCGACCTCACCAAGCGCAGCACCACTGGCGCCTGGATCGACGGCCTGTGGGCCGGAGTGATCCTGTACGACGCCCTCCACCTCGCCGCCCACCTCGACGACGAGCTCGCCGCCATCGGCCAGCCGCCGGCGTTCACCGAGCTGTGCACCCCGCGGCTGGTCACCGGCGACGACATCCGCGCGGGTCTGATCAACCACATCGAGGCGCTCGCTGCCCGGGCGTGGACGCTGCGGCACCGCCACACCATCGCCGCCGCCTAACCAGCGGCAGCCCCGCACCCGCGCAGGCGGGCACCGGCGTCATGGCCGGAGCGGGGCGCTGAGGGGCAGGGGACTTCCCAGATAGGAAATCCTCCCTTTCTCACCCGGACAACCAGGGCCCACCCCGGCGCCCACCGGGCCCCTGCCCCTCACCGAGCCGGTGCGTCAAAGCGGCTGGACATACCGCCAAGCCCCGCCCCAATGGCCCCCTCCCCCTTTCGTGAAAGGGCCGGCGGGGCTGCGCACCACCAAAACACCCACCCCTCGACCCGAAAGGACCCGCCATGGACCACGACATCACCGCACTCGCCGTCGCCGTCGGCGTCATGAACCCACCTGCCCGACCGCGCTGGCGCACCCACCTCACCTGGGCCCTGATCACCATCACCACCCTCACGATCACCCTGTGGATCGGACACCAAGCCGACCAGCACCTCACCGCCATCCTGGAAGCGACCGCGTGATGGCCGCCCCGCCCGCCACGATCCCGTTCCCCGAGTCCCACATCCGACCGCTCCTCGACGCCGGATACCCGCTCACCGCCATCAGCCGCGCCGCAGGACTCGCAGCCAGCACCCTCATCGTCGCCCGCCGCCGCGGCACCGTCACCCGGCCCGTCCTCCACGCCGTGACGCACGTCGACATGAACCGCGCCCCGTGCCAACCCGCCTGGCGCGCCACCCGACGCGTCCGGGCACTCGCCGCCGCCGGCATGCGCTACCAGCACATCGCCGACGAGGTCGGCACCGGCCGGTCGTACATCGCGATGATCGCCAACGCCCGCTTCACCCGCATGGAGACCTCCACGTTCCTCAAGATCGACGAGGTGTGGCGATCCCACAAGGACCGGCCCGTCACCACCCCGGACCCGAAGATCATCCGCCGCGGGTGGGCCGTGCCGTGGGAATGGGACGACATCGACGACCCCGCGACCGACCTCCACGGCGACGCGTTCGTCCCGTCCGCCCCGGTCATCGAGTCCATCGACCGCACCATCGCCACCCACGGCCTCCGTGCGGTGTGCGAAGCGACCGGCATGGACCCGAATCGAATCCAGCGGCTCCGCGCCGCCGGCAAGACCCGCCTGTCGACCCGGGCGACGGTCCTCGGGAATCTGCAGCGCCTGCGGTCCCGCACGGCCATGAGCTACGAGCGGGCGTGCGCCGCGTGATCCGCCGACTCCGCCGAATCAACCACCTGATCCTGCGCGCCGAAGGCCGCATCCTCCACCACCTCCACCGAAAGGACTCGTCATGCCGCTGATGCGCGAACCGTACGACTACACCGCGGATCGTCCGCCGCGCCGCCCGGAGGGCCCGGAGGTCGGGTGCCTGCCGTACCTGTACGTCCTGCTGGTCCTGATCGTCGTCATCATCGTGGCGGGCGCGCTATGACCGGGAAGCAGGCCGTTGTCGGCTATGGCCCATACCCGCTGGGGCCTGCCCTCCTCCTCGAGGACGGAACTCGCATCCCCGGGACCATCGAGGTCGAGCGCTTCTCTTCGTCCGCCCCCGGAGACGTGGTGTTTATCCAGGCGACGTTTACCCCGGACGACCCCGCCGCGGCCCCCGCGGCACTCGGCGGTGCCCGGCACCTCGACATCACGACCAAGGAAGAATCATGAGCCTGCCTCAGCCGGACCTTTTCGGGCGGGTGTTCATCGAGGCCCGGCACCTCATGAAGGGCATGGCCGTGTCCCGCAACGGCGGGCCGGCGTTCGCGGTGGACTGCGTCGACCCGCTGGGCAAGTCCGATCTCCTCGTCCGTGGGAAGAACACGGCCCATGGCGGCCTGGTGGAGATCGGGTGCGCCCCCGACACCCAGTTCGAGGTGATCACATGACCGCGCCCGTCCTCGACGTCACCGCCGGTAGCCGCATGATGTGGTTCGACTCGGACGACGACCGAGCGCTGTTCGTCGACGAGCGCGTCGAGTCCGCGGAGGTCTGCGACGGACGCACCGTCACCGTCAGTCCCGACATCCAGGCCGACTTCCGGAACCTGCCGTTCCCCGACGAGCAGTTCTTCCACGTCGTCTTCGACCCGCCACACCTCAAGCGCTTGGGCGAAACCTCATGGACCCGCGTGAAGTACGGCGCACTTTTCCCGACGTGGCGCGATGACCTCGCCGCCGGGTTCGCTGAGTGCTTCCGCGTGCTCCGCGCCGGCGGGACGCTGATCTTCAAGTGGAACGAGGACCAGATCCCCGTTGGCGAGGTGCTGGCACTGACCGACGCGAAGCCCCTGTACGGGCATCGCTCCGGGCGTGCGAGCAAGACCCACTGGATCGCGTTCATCAAGGAGACATCGTGACCGCACCGCAGTTGGAGTTGTTCGCGTCGACGCCCCTCGCCCCGGCACCCGCCGACCAGTGCGGCGCCCTCACCGCCCAGGCCGACGGACACGGCTACGAACCACCGGCACGGCGGGCGTCGATCGAATCCGCCAGCCTGCATGACGGTTTCGCCGGGCGGCTGATCTGGTGCCGCCCCGATGACCGGGCCTCAACGGCGGCGTCGGTGCGGTGGCGTCGCATCGTCAGCACCGACACCAGCCACCAGGACTGGACCGCCCGCAGCGTCACCGCCGCGGACCCCGACGGCACCACACACTGCTGCCGCCTACCGCAGTCCTGTTCCATCGCCGTCACCGCCGCCGAGCAGGACCGCGCCCACCACTGGCGCATCCGCGAAGGCAAAACCACCTACCAGGGCTACGACCTGGACCCCACCCACCACATGCACACCCACTACCTCTAGAAGGAGTTTTCATCATGGCTCAAGGAGAGACCCCAATCACGCTGGTCGGCAACATCGTCGCCGACCCGGAGCTGCGCTACACCCCGTCGGGTGCCGCGGTCGCAAACTTCCGCGTCGCGTCGACGCCCCGCGCCTTCAACCGCGAGTCCGGACAATGGGAGGACCAGGAAGGCCTGTTCCTCACCTGCAACATCTGGCGCGAAGCCGCGGAAAACGTCATGGAAACCCTGTCGAAGGGCATGCGCGTCATCGTCCAGGGTCGCTTGCGCCAGCGGAGCTACGACACCCGCGAGGGCGAGAAGCGCACCGTGTACGAGATCGAGGTCGACGAGGTCGGCCCGTCCCTCAAGTTCGCTTCGGCCCAGGTCACCCGCAACCCCCGCACCGGCGGACAGGGCGGCGGTGGCGGCCAGCGGCAGGCCGGTGATTCGTGGAACTCCGCCGCCCAAGGCGGCAGCCACGCCGGCGGCGACACCGAGCCGCCGTGGTGACCATGCCCACCATCGAAGGCGCCAAACGCCGGTGGATGAACCGCAGGCCCCCGCAGACCGGAGACATCATCGCCATGACCTGCCTCCGCGACGCCACCACCGGCCTTGGTGGTGACCGATGACCATCCACCGAGCGCACCCGCTCTACCGAATCCCCCGAGAACTCACCCGCACCCAAGACCTTTTCCGCGACGCCGGAGGATGCCTCGAATTCAGCCGAGGCGGCGACCTCCTCGTCTACTCCACCCCGCTCGACCCCGACATGAACATCCCGGGGCTGGAAGCCGAGGAGTACTGCCTCGACACCATCTCCGACCTCGCCCCCGCGTACACACCGACGGCCGAGGAAGTCATGCGCGCGCTCCGCGGCCCTCGTGGATACACGGGACCGATGGGACCGGGAGGAGAGCCTTGCACGTGCCGAAAGGACGAAACCCGATGACCACCCGGAAGACTGCGGCCCCCACCGGGTACGCCCTGGGCTACGAAGCAGGGCAGCGAAAACGTGTCCTGTGGGCAACCAGCGACGGCAACTACATCATCACCAGCCGGTACCACGACCCGTACCTGGGGTGGGAAATCCTCGCGTTCCCCTCGGACAAGTACGGAGCCGTCACCTCGTGGACTGAGCTTGGTGGAGTCCGCGGAGAAACGAAAACCCACGTCGACGCGATCCGTGACGCCGGCTACGAACCCGAAGGAGAAGACCATGACCACGAATGACCAGCCCCATACGATCCCCGCCGGACTCACCAGCGACGAAGCGCAGGCTGTACGCGAATGGGCCGAGCGCGCCCGTGGCGCGGAGGTGCAGGACAAGACGGTCGTCCACGCCGCCCGCGTCCTCCTCGCGGTCCTACCGAAGCGCCCGACGCTGGCGGACATGTCCCCGGAGGAACGCGCCGCGTGCCAGTGGATGCAAGCCGACACGGAGACGCGGGGCCGAGTCGTCATCGTTAACCCCTGCCCGAACGGGGGACGCGCCGGACTACTTAGCCGACGGGGAAACGCTGTTTACGAGGGGCACACCCGCATCACCCCGCGCCCGGACCTCCCCCGCATGGAATGGCCCGGCGACACGCCCACCCCGACCCCGGCGACGCTCACGGTCGGCAGTGTGTGGGGAGATATCGACTCGCTCACCCTGGCGTGTGAGACGTCTGGGCGGGGCCAGATCGTCGTGGCCGACTGTGAGGGCGATGTGTCTGTGTGGAGTGAGGACGAGGGATGGTGGACTCAGGGGTTGCCCAGCTGCGGCTACGAGCCGTACACGATCATCCACGCCGGACGGGAGGCCGACCAGTGAAGCCTCGCGCCGAATACGCATACGTCGCGCACCGACTCGACACGAGCGACTCCCAGAACCTCGGAGACTTCGGAATCTGGTACAGGAATCGCAACGACGAATACGACAGGCAGCACTACCACTACGCCAGCCCGGACTACGACAACGCCGAAGCGCCGTATCGCGCCGCCGGCAGGCTCATCAACCGCCGAAACCTCACCATTGTGCCGACAGGTGGCCCGGTCTACCGGGAATGCATGAAGGCCGTTGACCGACTGATCAAGGAAGAAGCGGAGGCCGACCAGTGACCACCTTCACCGTGCAATTCCGCGACAACAAAATCGGGAGAGGCAACCGCGCCACACCGTTGACGGGAGTCCCCTCCAACGAGCTAAGCAGCCGCATCCTCAAGTACGCCCGCCGGTTCCTCTTTTCCAGTGACGTGGACGTGGAGGCGTGGCCCGCCGGAGACGGCTACGAAGGGCACATCACCGCCGGGTGGCGGATCGTCGGCCGCTTCACCGCGACACACACGGAGGTCGACCAGTGACCCCCGACAAAGCCCGCGACCTTGTCGCATCGTTTGAGGGCCGACGACTCACCGCCGATTACGAGACCTACGGCCTGGCGGACGGATACCAGCACATCGAGCACTACGTCCTCCTGGAAATCGACGAAGAGCACCCCGAGACCGGAGAGCCGGACGTATGGACGGACACCCTCGAAATGCCAGATAAGGCAACCGCCGACATGATCTCCGCCGCCCCGACCCTGGCCGCCCTGGCCGCCGGAATGCGCACCGAGTACGCCATTGCATACCTCGACCGGGACGGCAACATCGACATGCTGGACGAGGGGTACAAGACGCTAGCCGCCGCGCAACGTCGGAGGGATCAGCTATTGGCGAAGGTCCGCCCGTACACCCGAATCATGCGCCGCCACGTCGGCGAATGGGAGGAAGCATGAACGACATTCCCCGCCGTCTCGCGGCCCTCATCGCCCTCATCACCATCTGCGGATTCCTCGCCATCGTTGCCGAAACCGCCATGGGGTGCGCGCCATGACAGACCGCGACAACGCAAAGGAACCCCATGGGTAAGCACCATCGCCACGACCCCGAGTTCGACGCGAAGCAGATTGCCGACGCCCTCGCCGCACCACTCGCCGACACCTTCCCCGGACTCGGGAGGTGGGACGAGCGGGTGATCTGGCAGCTGTTCCAAATCCTCACGTGCCCCACGCCCTGCGTCGGCTACGTCAACGCCGAAGGGTGGCACGCCAATTGCCAACGCCGCGCCGCCGACGCGATGACGGCCCTCGGATTCACCCCACCACCACTAGACCCGATCCCGTGGGGCGACTCCGATGACTTCGACTTCTGACCGCCCCGCCCGACAAGAAATGGAGGAAGCATGACCACCGACCGACTGCGCAAGATCGCCGAGCGGGAGGCCCGCGAGCACCTGCGTGACTTCTGGCGCGTCAACCTGGTCGAGTGCTACGGCGACACCCTCACCGACGCCGAGATTGACGAGGTGCTGCGCATGATCCGCACCGACGCCCGCATCCCCGCCCCGCCCCGAATCATCCGCACCGCCGACGAGCTCGCCGCCCTCGACCCCGACACGCTGGTCGCCATACCCAGGTACTACGGCGACTGCGACAGGCCGCGACTTGCTGGCTGGGTGCGTACGTTCTACCCGCTGGGCGAATCTAGCCCGGTATTCCCCGCCGTGGTGGTCGCTACCGGCGAGCAGGTCCGCGCCGCACGACAAGCACTCAAGGAGGCCGGCGAATGACCAACCCCGATGACTTCCTCAACCGCCTCGGTATGACTCCCGACGACCAAACCCGCGCCGAGATCGCCCCGTTCGCCGCAACCATCGCCGCCCTGCACCACGAACTCGCCGATAAGGACGTCCCCCTCGAATCCGCGCACTTGTACGTCACCAAGTGGATCGAGTCCGTCTTCAGGTGGGCACGATGAGCGTCGGACTCTTTCAGCAACTCCCCAGCACATTCCCCCCTGTGGCCCGCGTCGACTACTGCGGGCACCTGTGGGTCCACGACCACGACACCTGGCGCAACCCCACCACCGGCATCACCCGCGACGACCCCAAATGGACCGCCGCCGACGCCTACCGTCGCTAACCCATTCGAACGCCACCGGGACTTTTCCCGGGGCGTTCGTTATCGTCCCCACCATGACCACACAACCTGACCACCAGCCCATGGAAATCAGCGACGCCGTCCGCGCCGCCTGGGCAACCCACCCCGACCACCGCCTTGCAGTCCTCGAAGCATTTGCAGGAGCAATCAATACCGAGGTCACGCTGTGCATCCCGGGAGCGACCATCGAGGGAACGACGATGGCGTATAACGAATTCGCTGACATCGAGCGAAGCAAACTCCACGGACGACTTGATGAAGCCGAGATCGAACCTGGCGACGGCCTTCCCGATGACTTCGCCGAGGTCATCTCATCACAGCTCTTCCCTCACCATGTCGCTCCCCAGAATGAGGCGGAAGCCGTCAACGAAATGCCCCCCACGGCTATTCACCTGAAGAACGCCAAGATGGTGGGAAACGGCTACACACCCATCGCGCCGCTTGAGTTTGAGCGGATTCGCATTCCCATCGCGCAGATCACGTCCTGGTGCATCGGACGCCACGACTAGACTCGGCTCCATGACCTCCGACAGGCGTGCGCGTATCCGGCATCTCGCCGGGCGCATCGCCGCGGAGATCTGCTGGCCCGACCCCGACCTCACCCCCGAGGCACTGGGCCAGCGGATCACGTCGATCGTCGTCACCTGGCCCGACTTCCCCACCGCCCTCGCCGGCCTCGCGACCGCCGGGCCCCTCACCATCCGCCTCATGGGCGCGACTCCTGACGTGGGGGCCATCGCCGACGAACTCGAACCGTCAACCATGTTCGACGACGAGTGGCAACGCACCGGCCACGACATCGGCGTCGGCTTCGCCCGCCACGCCATGCACCCCGACACCACCGGCCACGCCGTCGACTTCTTCATCACCACCATCGCCAACGTCCCCGAAACGCACCGCGACGTCGTCCTCGTCCACGCCATCGCCACCATCGTCAGCGTCTACACCTGGGCCGCCCTCACTCCCCGCTGACCCGGTCACCACACCCCGCCACCATCACGGGCATGACCGACCACACCGACCTGATCCGCCGCACCATCCTCGCCGAAACCGCCGGCTGGTCCCCCGCCCAACGCGCCGCCCTCCTCCACCGCCTCGACCGCGAAACCACCCGCGCCACCGTCGCCCAGCAACACCCCACCGCCGGGGCCCTCGCCCAAGCCATCGAACCGTCGACGGTGCAGACCCCCGCCCTCGAAGCAATCGACCAGGCCCTCGAATGGGCCCTGTCGACCCGCGACGCCCGCCTCGCAATCTCAATGCCCCCACAGGAAGGGAAACTAGTCGCCCACGACACCCCCGTGCCCACGCCCACCGGCTGGACCACGCACGGCGAGCTCCGCCCCGGCGACCAGGTGATGCACCCCTCCGGCCGCCCCGTCACCGTCACCGCCATCCACCCCGAAGCGATGGCCACCATGCGCGTCCACATCGACGGCAACGACCACATCGACGTCCACCCCCAGCATGAATGGACCATCCACCGCAACGGCCGCCCCGCCCCCCGCACGGTCGAAACTCAATGGCTCGCGGACCACGCCATCACCACCGGCCCGGCGGGCCGTCGGGGATGCAAGTACCTGAGCCACCTGCCGCACCGCGAGGTCTTCACCCTCCCCGACGCCAACCTCCCCATTGACCCGTACACCCTGGGGCTGTGGCTCGGCGACGGCCGCGCATCCGGCGCCTACATCCACCACGACGCCGCCGACGACTACCAGTACGCCTACCCCGTCACGTCCACCTGGACGCACAAGGACACCGGCGTCGTCCAGGACTACCTCGGCGGCGGCTTCCTCACCGCACTGCGGGCCCTGGGCCTGCTGAGCAACAGGCACATCCCCTCCGCGTACCTGCGGGCGTCGGAGGCACAGCGGCGGGCCCTGCTGGCCGGGTTGATCGATTCCGACGGGCACGTTCCCGCCACGGGCAACCAGGTGTGCTTCGACAACACGAACCGCCGCCTCGTCGCCGACGTCGCCGAGCTTGTCCGCACCCTCGGATACCGCGCCGGCGAACACCGCCCCATCGCCCCCAGTGACGGCGGAACCGGCGTACACGGCCAGCAGATCACCGGGCGGCGGGAGATGTGGCGCATCGCATTCAGCCCCCACGACGGCATCGTGCCAACGCGCCTGCCCCGCTACGAGGGACGAATCACCGCCCGCGCCGCCCGCCGCCGCATCCCCATCACCGGCATCGAGCCCATCCCCCCACGGCCCGGCCGGTGCATCACCGTCGACGCACCCGACGGCCTGTACCTCGTGGGCCGGACCATGGTGCCCACCCACAACTCGCAGCGTGTGGGCGTGTGGGGCGTCGTCCGCGCCCTCGTCCAGGATCCCGAGCGTCGCGTCGTCCTCGCCTCCTACGCAGAGCATCTTGCCCGGGGGATGGCCCGCCAGGTCCGCAACATCATCCGGGAGCACGGCCACGGCGCACGCGACCCCCTGACCGGCGCGACGCTCGCCGACAAACTGGGCCTGGCCCTGGCCGACGACAACGCCTCCGCCGGGTCGTGGCAGCTCGCCGGACACAAGGGAGGGCTTTTCGCCGTCGGCGTCGGCGGTGGATTGACCGGCAAGAGCGCCGAGGTGCTAGTCATCGACGACCCCCTCAAGGGCATGTCCGAGGCCGACTCGGTGGTAGAGCGGGAGAAGGTGATCACCTGGTACGACTCTGTCGCGCAGACCCGCCTCGCCGCCGGCGCCCCCGTGATCATCATCCAGACCCGTTGGCACGAGGACGACCTCACCGGGCATGTGCTGGCCCAGGATAAGCAGGCCGGCCGGTCGTCGTGGCGGGTGGTGAACATCCCCGCCGTCTCCACCCCGGGCGTCCCGGACGCCCTCGGACGGCCCGCAGGGGAAGCAATGCAGTCGGCCCGTGGCCGCACCCCGGAGGACTTCGCCCGCATCCGGCAGGATGTTGGCGAACGCGTCTGGTCCGCCCTCTACCTCGGGCAGCCCACCCCGGCGGGCGGTGGCCTGTTCGCCCGCGAGTGGTTCGACCGGCACCGCGCCCCCAACGTCGGCGGCACCACCGCCGCCCGCATCGTGTCCGTCGACCCCGCGGAAACCGGCAAAGCCGACGAGGCCGGCATCATCGGCCTCACCGTCACCGCCGACGGTAGGGCCTGGGTCACCGACGACCGGTCGGGGCGCATGCAATCCGACGAATGGGCCCGCACCGCCGTCCTCCTCGCACTCACTACCCAGGCCACCGAGGTGCTGTTCGAGGCGTTCACCACCGGCCCCACCTACGAACGCGTCCTCGAGGAAGCATGGCGGCGCGTTCGCGACGAAGCCCGCCTACTCCGCACCCACAACAATGACCTCGCCGCCGCGGCGCTGGCCTACGCCAGGAAGGAAGACCGGCCCGCCGACCCGCTGGCCTCCATCCGCCAGATCGACGGAGTCCCCATCCCCGACCAGACCGACCCCCCGTTCCGCATCCGCCCATGGCGCGCGAAAGGCGACAAAGTCGCCCGCGCCGCCGGCACCCGCCAGGCCGCCTCCACCGGCCGCCTCCGCATGGTCGGCACGCACCCGGAGCTCGAAGAGCAAGCCACAAGGTGGCTGCCCGGGCAGGACTCCCCCGACCGCATGGACGCCCTCACCCAGGGATTCGAACGCTGCATGCAGCTCGTCGGCGCCGAAGCGCAGATCGCCACACCGGGCACGCCCGCCGCCGCCCCGTCCCCGTCGTCGGGTGTCGGGCCCGGCTTCTGGGCATCCCCCATCGGGTGACCACCTCGCCGCGCGCACCCTCCCCCGCCGGGTTATCGTGTGCGCAGTCGCCGCCCCTCCCCCCGAGGCGGCGGCAAGGCCCCCAGGTTGAGCACCCCCCCCCGCTCCCCGGGGGTCGACCTATTTCCGAAGGAGTGGCGCCACCTTCGTCAGGCGGGGTCGGCACGGTCACCGCTGGCTCTTAGTTTCCTGGGCATGGCCTCCTTCCTCATCGTCCTCGCCCTCGGCATCCTCGCCACCGCCCGCATCACGCGATTCGTCACGATGGACAAGCTCTCGGAGCCGATCCGCGCCAAGATCATCGACCGCATCGGCCACGAGCACCTCATCGTCTACGGCCTCCACTGCTACATGTGCTCGTCCATCTGGGTTGCCGCCGCGATCACCCCGCCGGTGTGGTTCCTCACCCACGCCAGCGACATTCTCGGCATCACCGCCTGGCTCGGGCTCCCACTCGCATGGCTCACGACCGCCTACCTCGCGTCGTTGACCATCCAGAAGGAGGCCAACTAAATGCCCCGCGTCGCCCGCCGCCCCATCACCGGCGCCGAACTCGCCTCCCCTGCCCTCGTCGCCGCCGCCACCCCGGTCAAAACCGGCAACTCCACCAAGAAGGTCGCCGAGGCCACCGGCTGGAAGAAGGAAGCCTGGGACTTCTACGACACCGTCGGCGAGCTGTCCTACGTCTGCGACTGGCTCGGCGACGCCCTCTCCCGCGCCCGCCTCATCGCCTCCGACATCGCCGACGACGGACGGCCAACCGGCACCACCGACGACACCACGGTCGCCAGCATCGTCGCCGACATCGCCGGGGGCCCCGCCGGCCAATCCACCATGCTCGGCCGCCTCGCCACCAACCTCACCATCGTCGGCGAAGCGTGGGTCGCGATCCTCACCCGCGACACCGACCTCGGGTCCGTCGAGGAATGGCACATCCTCTCCGCCGACGAGATGACGACCCGCGGCTCGGAAGTCCTCCTCACCCTCGGCGACGACACCTCCCACGTGTTCAACCCCGACGTGGACCTCCTCACCCGCGTGCACATCCCCCACCCGCGCAACGCCCGCGAGTCCGCCGCCGCGACGCGCTCCGCCCTCGAACCGCTGCGCGAGCTCGCCGGCACGGCCGCGTCGATCCGCGGTGCGACTCGCTCCCGCCTCGCGGGCAACGGCATCCTTCTGCTGCCGCAGGAAATCAGCATGCCGATGGCCGCCCCGCCGACCGGCGATCCCGACGCCCCCGGCCTGCCGGCCCCGGAGCAGCCGGTCATGGAGGACCGGCAGGTCACCGCGCAGGACGTGATGGGGCAGCTTCAGCAGGTCATGACGATGGCGATTCAGGACCCGTCGTCGGCGGCGGCGATGGTGCCGATCATCCTCAAGGCCCCTGGTGAGCACCTCGACAAGGTGCGGCACATCACCCTGGAATCCGAGGTGACGGAGATGTCGCTGCGCACCCGTGATTCGGCGATCCGACGGCTGGCGCTGTCGCTGAAGGTGCCGCCGGAGATGCTGCTCGGCCTGTCGCAGGGCAACCACTGGTCGGCGTGGGCGATTGACGCGTCGGCGGTGAACACTCACGTGGTGCCGATGCTCACCGTCATCTGCGACGCGCTGACCGACGCGGTGCTGCGCCCCCTGCTCGCCCGCGCGGGGCACAAGGACCCGAACGCGGTGACGATCTGGTTCGACGTCTCCGACCTCGCCAACGGCGCATCCAGGACGGAGAACGCCGTCGCTGCCTTCGACCGCGGCGCGATCAGCGCGGTGACGCTGCGCCAGTCCCTCGGCTTCGGTGATGACGATGCTCCCTCCGACGAGATGAGCGACTCTGAGAAGCGGGCGCTGGCGATCCAGATGGTGTCGAAGGCCCCGTCGCTGCTGCCTATGCTCGCCCCGATCCTCGGCCTCGACATCGACTCCACCGTCGGCCCGGTCGCCGGTGCCCCGGTGGCGCAGGCCCCGGTCTCCTCGCCTGCTCCGCCGAAGGGAGCGTGACCATGGCCGTGTTCCTGCCGGACCCGTTCGACGAATGGGCCGCCATCCTCGAAGAGCCGGTGATGCGAGCGATCCGCATCTGGCTCGACGACCACGTCCTCCCCAACGTCTTCCGGGCACTTCTCGCCGCCGCCGACGACGAAGAGGTGATGCCGAACATCGAGGCGATCCTCGCCGCAGCCGCCGCATGGGACCTCGTCCTCGCCCAGGAAATGACGCCGACGCAGATCGGGCTCATCGCCGCCCGCGTCGCAGCAATGACCGACGCGAGGGGCGTCGACGTGACTGCTCTGCCCCGCGCCGCCGGGCTGCGCGACGAACTCGCCGACGCCCTCGACGAAGCAATGGTCGCCATGACCCGCGCCGGCATCGCCACCGGGCAGATGACCGTGATCATCGACACGGCGACGTGGGTCGACTTCATCGACGACTACGCCCGTGCCGCGGTCAATCGGGTGTCGGGGATGCCGGAGTCGGTGTACCGGGAGATGGTGCAGACCCTGGCGAAGGCCGTGAAGGACGGCATGAACCCACAGGACCGGGCAGCCCTGGTGCGGGAGTTCCTCGACCTGGACGACCCCGCCCAGTACGAGCGGTGGCGGCGCCGCGCGCAGACCATCGCCCGCACCGAAACGAACTCCCTGATCAACGCCGCCGACCTGCAGGCGGGGCGGATGGAGCAGCAACTCACCGGCGAGGAAATGCACAAGGCGTGGCTATGCGTTGCTCCGGACACGGTTGTCGGTGCCATCGACGTTCGGCATGCTGCCCGTCGAGAGTACGTAGGCACCCTTGTACGCATCACCACCGCGAGCGGGCGGGAACTCTCCCTCACACCTGAGCATCCGGTATTGACCGGGCGTGGCTGGGTCGCCGCTGGCGATCTTGACTTGTCGGACAACCTCTTCCAGGTCGTCCATGCTCAGACCCCTGGGGCACCAGACGTACAGGACTCGCCACCCGGCATTGGTCAGGTCGTCGATGCGGCGATGAATGCGTCCGACGCCAAGGTGAGGACCGTGCGCAGCGGTGTGGATCTCAACGTCGACGCCAAGGCACACGATGTCGAGGTTGTAGTTGCCGACCGCGACCTGTCGGTCAACCTCGAAGCCGTAGTAGCGGAGCGCTCCCGCGACCTCCATCTCACCTCGGCCGACGCGCTGGCTCATGCGCTCGTGCTTCGTGCGAGCGGACCTTTGGTGGGTGCCGGGCGGCATCGGTCGACCGCGGGCCTTTTCTCCGATTCGGCGGTACTTCTCGGACTTCACCGCGGGGTCTTCTCGGCTGGCGCGGATGATTCCAGCGGCGGATTGACCACGGATGGGAACCCCGGCTTCCCGGAGAATACGGCGGATCACGTCGTGGCTGGTGCCGTGGCGATCGCCGACAGTGTTGAGGGAGTCTCCGGAGGTGTACTCAGCGATGACGGCCGCAGTGTCTATGTCGGATCGTCGCCGGGCCGCGACTCCGAGCTTCTGGGCGGCGCGGGCTTGCTCGGCGGCGGCGGGGTCGCGATCGAACCTAAGGCGCGTCCCCTCACCCGCCGTTCGGGTGCGGACGCCGCGTTCGGCGAGTCGGCGGCTGACGGTGCTGTAGTTCGATCCGACGGCGGCGGCGACCTCCTTGAGGGAGTGTCCGGACTCGTAGAGGCGGACGATCTTGTCGACATCGAGCGGTACTCGTTTGTTGGGCATGTGTACGACCTTGAGACGGCTGGGCACTGGTATCAGGCCAATGGCCTGGTGGTTCATAATTGTACCCTCGACCGCCGCACCCGTGATTCGCACTTCCAGGCCGACGGTCAGCGTGTCCCCCTCGACGGGAAGTTCACGATCGGTGGCCACGAGTGCGACCACCCGGGCGACCAGCATCTCCCTGTTCACGAGGCGGCAAATTGCCGGTGCAGCCTCCTGCTCCTCGCCGCTGATGAGCCGCTGCCCGGTGACGGGGACCGGCAGACGGAGCGGGAGCGCGCCGACGGTACGCGCCGTGACCCGCAGGCCGAGGTGTATGCGCGGGCCGCTGATGGGGTCACCCGTGCCCGCGACGATGTTCCCCAGACCGTCACCGCAGCAGCAGACAAGGAGTCCCCCGTGCGCACCCAGTGGTCGGGTCTTTTGGCCCCCATCGATACGCCCACCGGCGATGGACGCGTCATCGACGCCGACGCCGACATCAATTTCCGCGAGTTCCCCCAGCCCCTGATGTTCCAGCGCGCCACGAGCAATGGCCACGACACGGCCGTCGTCGTCGGCAAGATCACCACCGCCGTCGTCGACGCGGGCGCGATCCACGCCACCGGAGAGCTCTTCGACACCGACGACGCCAAGGAGGCCATCGAGCTGCTCGAGGAGGGCGTCATCCGCCCGTCGGTCGACATGTGCGACATGGTCGTCGACTTCACCGTCGTCGACGGCGACGGCAAGAAGGTCGATCCCGAGGTCGACGAGTGGGACCCGTCGTGGTCGGAGACGATGCACGTCCGCGCGTGCACCATCATGGCCGCCACCCTCGTCAGCAAGCCGGCGTTCGCGGAGGCGAAGATCGTCCTCGGCGACGAGGTTGCCTCCCCGGACGATGCGGAGGAGGAGACGGCGGCGCTGGTCGCGTCGGCCGTCGCCCTTGCCCCGGTTGATCAGGCGGTGGACTCCGCCGCGTTCGCGGACCCGGGCCTCGACGGGCCGACGGCCCTGACCGTCACCGACGACGGCCGCGTGTTCGGTCACCTCGCCTTGTGGGGCACCGAGCACGTCGGAATCGGACGCGGCGTCACCCCGCCCCGGTCGAAGACGGATTACGCCCTCTTCCACGTCTCCACCGTCACCACCGACGAGGGCCCCGTCTCCGTCGGCCGCCTGACCGTCGGCACCGGCCACGCCGGGCCGCGAGATGGGGCGCACGCCGCCACCGCCCACTACGACGAGACGGGCACCTGCTGGGCCCTCGTCCGCGCCGGTGAGGACGCCCACGGCATCTGGGTCGCCGGAATCATCAACCCCGACGCCGACACCGCCACCGTCCGCGCTGGCGCGTCGGCACCGCTGTCGGGTGATTGGCGGGCGGTCGGCGGCAACCTCGAACTGGTCGCCGCCCTGTCCGTGAACACGCCCGGTTTCCCGGTGCCCCGCTCCTACGCGGTCACGTCGGGTGCGGAGATGTCGCTCGTCGCCGCCGCGGTGGTGCCCCGCCGGTCCCGTGCCGACGAGCTCGCCGACGCAGTCGCGGAGGGTCTGCGCCGCCACGAGGCGCGCCGCGCCGCCGCGGAGGCCACCGAGGCCCGCACCGTCGAGGCGCGCCGCATGGCCGCCGCGCTGCTCGCGGGAGGCATCCAGTGACCCCGGACCGGATCATCACCGTCTACACCGCCCCGTCGTGCATGCAGTGCCATGCGACGAAGCGGCACCTCCGTAACGCGGGTGTGGACTTCAAACTCGTCGACGTCACGGACGACGCGGTCGGCCGGTTCGCTGTGGAGAAGCTCGGGTACACGACGCTGCCCGTCGTCACGGTCGACCTGCCGGATGGTCTCGACCATTGGTCGGGGTACCGGCCGGACATGCTCGACGCCGCCATCGTCGTCGCCACCGAAGCGCTGGAGGTGCTGCCGTGAGCTGCGGCATGTGCGGCGGCTCCGCCCGCCCGGCCCCGAAGTACGAGGTCACCTTCCCCGACGGCTCCACCCGCATCTATCTCACAGAGACGGAAAGCCGCATCGCGGCGACGTCGGCCGGCGGCGGAACCATCCTCCGCATCGACTCCTGACCGGCGGGTCACCCCCCACACCTACGAATGAATGCAGCCCACGGGCATGGCCGGGGCGCACACCACAACCAGGAAGGACCAGGACAGATGGGATTCAAGCTCCCCGACACCCTGCCCACCGACGCCGACGGCCTCGCCCAGCTGCGAGCCGACGCGGTCGACGCTTTCAACGAGATCTACGGCGACGGCACCGGCGCCCCGTCCGCCGAGGAGTTCGCCGAGATGAAGGCGATCACCGACGCGATCAAGACCATCGACGACGCCGCCGGCGAGATGGCCGCCTCCGCGGAGCGCACTGCCGCCGCGGCGGAGATGTTCGCGGGCCTGACCCCGGACGCCAACGACGACGAGGAGGAGGCCGAGGAGGGCCCCGCCGAGGAGTCCGAGGAGGAGGGCACCGCGCCCACCGGCGACGAGGAGGAGGACGGTGAGGAGGAGGCGGTCACCGCCTCCGGCCGCACCCGCTTCTCCGCCGCCGCCACCGGCAAGACCCCGCCGGTCCCCGCCCCCGAGCGCGGCTTCCGCCTCACCACGTCCGCCCAGAACTTCGAGACCGGCATCGTCGACTCGCTGACCGTCGCCAAGGAGTTCGGCAATCTCGCCACCGGCCGTGCCGCCCGCGTCATCGGCGCCAACGGCCGATCCGAAACCACCCTGGCCTACGTCGAGCGCGACATCCCCGACGAGTTCATGATCGGCGACGAGGCCGACGCCATCGACGTGTTCAACCGCGCCGGCGACGAATCCCGCCTCCCCGGCGGTTCCCTCGTCGCGGCCGGCGGCTGGTGCGCGCCGTCCGAGACGATGTACGACTTCCTGCCGACCCTGCCGGTCTCCGGCCTGCTGTCGCTGCCGGAAATCGGCGTCAAGCGCGGCGGCATCAAGCTGCCGAAGGAGCCGGACTTCTCCGCGATGTACGCCGCCATCGGCTTCGAGCAGACCGAGGCGCAGGCCCAGGCCAACACCGAGAAGACCTGCTACGAGATTCCGTGCGGTGAGTTCGAGGAGTCCCGCCTCGACGCCGTCGGCGTGTGCATCACCAACGGCATCCTGCAGGACAAGGCGTGGCCGGAACTGACGAAGAAGTACATCGAGGAAGCGCTGCGCCTGCACCAGCACAAGATCAACGCCCGCACCATCGGCAAGATCGTCGCCGCGTCCACCGACGTCAGCGGCTTCACCGGCGTGTTCGGCGCGGCCGGCGCGGTGCTGTCGACCCTGGAACTGCAGGTCGCCGACATGCGGGCCCGCCACCGCCTGGGCCGCAACCAGTCGCTGGAGGGCATGGCCCCCGAGTGGATGCTCGCGATCCTCCGCGCCGACCTGGCGTACCGCGATGAGGTGCTGCCGGAGCTCGTGACCGACGAGCACATCCTCGCGCACTTCCGCACCCGCGGTGTGAACCTGCAGTTCGTCGCCGACTGGCAGAACGACGTCATCGGGGCGAAGACCCCGGCGAAGGCCTGGCCGGCGGAGGTCAAGGTCGCCCTGTGGCGCGCCGGAGCGTGGGCGAAGGCCCTGGAACCGGTCGTCAACATCGGCGTGACCCACGACTCCACCCTCCTGAAGACCAACAAGCAGATCCAGCTGTTCACCGAGGACGGCCTCGCGGTGATCAACCGCGACATGGAGTCCCGCGTCGTGACCATCCCGGTGAAGGTCGACGGCATGGTCGGTCTCCGTGGCCCGGTCGCCGCGGCGGCCCCGGCTGGTGCGTAGGACCTCACCCTGATGAAGCGCCCGGGGGCGTGGCGGCTTGATGGCCCCCACCCGCCGGGCGCTTCCCCTATCCCATAGAAGGAGGAGGAGGAGCGATGGCGCTTCCCACCGTGCCGGTGGTCCTGCCCCCGGCCAACCCCTACACCGGTGGCCTGTACGACGCGGCCACCCTCATCGACGACCTCGCGGCCCGGCACCTCGGTGGCCTGACCGTCGACTCCCCGAACCACGGGCCCCACGGTTCGTGGCCCACCGAGTGCCCCACCCCCGGCGATACCCCGGGCAAGGGCGGTCCCCGGCCGGCGCCGCGCGACGTCGACGCGACGATCGTGTGGGCCGCCGACGAATGCAACACCGTCGGCATCACCGACGAGGAGGCGAAGGCCCGGGCCGCCCAGGCCCTCCGGCTGGCCGAGCAGGTCGACGTCGAGAAGCACGCGGCCACCGACCTGAAGAAGGTCACGGCCACGCAGGTCGCCGACATCGTCGCCGCGGTCGCCCACCTGGAGCAGGAGCTCACGGCGGATGGATTCACCGGGGTGATCCACGCCCGCCGCGGACTGCTGGCCGTCGCGGAGAAGGCCAGCATGATCATCCGCCAGGGTTCCCGCCTGCTGACGCCGGGCGGCCACCGGTGGGCGTTCGGCGCCGGGTACACCGACCTCGGCGACACCGTCGTGGGCACCGGCCCGGTGATCATCCGACGCTCCCCCGTCACCGAGTCGCTGACGCTCAACGCCCGCACCAACACCCGCATGGCCCTGGCGGAGCGGGTCGTCGCCGTCGCGTGGGACACCCCGACCGCCGCCGCCACCATCACCAGCCCCTAGGAGACACCATGGCCACCCGTAAACCCGCCACCCGCAAGCCCACTGCCCCGCCGCACGTGTCCATCGACCGCGGCGACGGCACCACCGCCATCACCCCGGTCGACGTCGCCGACACCCCGGTCCTCGTCGGGCTGCTGCTCGACGCCGCCGGCAGCGCCTCCGACGTCGCCACCACCACCGGCCCGCATGGGTGGGTGGTGCCCACCGCGGTGGCGAAGAAGGCGGGGCTCGCCCCCTAGGCCGGGTCACCCCCCACCCCTACGAATACCTGTGACGGCTCGGAGTGGGCCGCACCCACAAAAACACATCTCTAGGAGGAGATATGGCACACGCCATCGTGCGGGGCAAGCGGCTCCGCGCCACCCGAGTCGGCCCGTGCGGCCTGCCCCAGGCGGGCGAATCGTCCACCATCGTCACCAAGGGCTTCGTGACCGTGAAGTTCACCAAGGTCATGAAGGACGCCGAGGACCTGGAGACCACCAACGCCGACGGTGAGGTGTGCGTCGCCGACCGCACCCCGCCGGAGCTGAAGTGGTTCGAGTTCGAGGCCGAATTCTGCCGCGTCGACCCGGCCCTGGTGTCGTTCTTCACCGACGACCCCGTCGTCCTCGACTACGCCAACAAGCCCGTCGGCTTCCGTTCCTCCAAGACCGTCAAGACCAACGGTGGTGCCGCCGTGGAGGTGTGGACCGGCGTCGGCGCCGACGACTGCGAGATCCCGAAGGACGATTCCGCGCTGGCCGCCGGTGCGAACGCGGTGGGCTACGGGTACTTCCTGCTGCCGTGGATTAAGGAAGCCACCATGGGCGACTTCGAGATCGGAGCGTCCGCGATGACCTTCACCCTCACCGGCATCACCGGCGCCGGCCCCAAGTGGGGCAAGGGCCCGTACAACGTCGTCGCCCAGGACAAGGAGAACACCGCGGGTCGGCTGCTGACCCCGATGGGCATGGAGCACCTGCACCACGAGCGCGTGACCATCGCCCCGCCGGAGGTCACCGACGGCCCGACGAAACTTTCATTGCCGCAACCCTACTTCGCTGCGGTCGCTGGCGAGAGCACGGACAACTAGGCTGCCCGCCTCGTCGCCTGGCCCCTCCGCTTCCTTTCGACGGGAAGTGGAGGGGTCTCGCCGTTTCGGACGAAGGGGACGCCGGTGAACTGCTCGAAGTAGCGGTCAGCGACTTCCGTGAAGTCCTCCCGTCGCGCGCTCCCGCGCTGGATCGCGGAGTGGGTGGCCGCGCACGAGCGGCACACGCGTCGTCCCACGCCAACTTCTCCACGAAGGTTGGCGCCGCTGTAGGGGTGTCCTTGGGGGCAGTGTGTCTTGGAGACGTTGTTGCGCCCGTGGCGGACCATGTCCCGCATGTTCTCGGAGTGGGTGCCGTAGGCGAGGTTTTCGGGGCGGTTGTCGGTGGGGTCGCCGTTGAGGTGGCGGACGTGCATGCCGTCGGGGCGTGGTCCGAGGAAGGTCTCCGCGATGAGTCGGTGGACCATGCGGTTGTTGGATCGTCCGTCGCCGCGGGAGAGGTTGAGGGTGAGGTGCCCGTATTTGTCTTTGCGTTGGGGCGTGAGGATTCGGGGGCGGATTGTTTTGGGGATGCCGTTGCGCATGATGATGCGGCGGGGGACGTTGCGGATTCGGCCGTGGGTGCTGGCTTCGTAGCGGCCTTCCCATCCGGGGATGGGGCGCCACGTTTCGGTGTGGTCGGTCATGGCGCGGAAAGTACGAAGGAGGGGTGACATCGGGCGGCCCCCCTACCTCGCCGTATTCGTCACAGTGACGTTGCGGGCCCATGCCCGCGTATGCCCGCCGGGCGGGGTCCGGGGCCCGGTTGGGGCGCGGGTCACCCCGTGCCCGTAGTTTTCGGCTCGTGCCGGGGCCCTCGGTGGCGGTTGGAATGGTGTGGTCGCCATGGGTCCCCTCGTGGCCCCGGCACCGGCGTAATCACCGTTCCAGCGGTGATCGCGGGGAAGGAAGGTCCCGCCCGGCTGTCACACGGGCGGGGCCTTCGCCATGTCACCGCCACCCGTCACCCTGTGGGGCATGACCACCAGCCCATACACCTGGCCCGTCGACCGAAAGTGCCTGCCGGACAACGCTGACCCCGTGCGGGTCGCCGAGGCCGTCGACACCGCCGTCGGCGTCCTCTGGGCGCTCACTGGCCGCCGCTTCGGCACCTGCCCCGTCGAAGCCCGCCCCTGCCCACCCGGCACCCCACCGTCGGGCATCCCGCTAGCCCCCGGCCCCGGGTGGGTCCCCCTCCTTGACGCCGGAACCATCCGCAACGCCCCCGCCTGTACCACCACCGCCTGCGACCGCACCGGAGCGGTCATCCTCCCCGGCCCAGTCCACAAGCTGCTGGGGATGAGCGTCGACGGCGACGACGTTGACCTGACGACCGTCGTCCTCCACGGCGACCGGATCATGCGCCGCGACGGGCTCCCGTGGCCCGCCCAGCACCTCGACCGCCCCGAGGGTGACCCCGGCACCTGGTCGATCCGCTACCTCCGCGGCACTCCTCCCCCCGCCGGCGCGGCGCACGCCGTCGGGACGCTGGCGAAGGAGTTCCTCGCCGCGTGCACGACGGGCAAATGCGCCCTGCCGCGGCGCACCACTCAGGTGCAGCGCCAGGGCGTCACCGTCTCCATGGTCGACCCGCAGGACATCTTCGACTCCGGTGCCACCGGCATCAGCGAAGTCGACCTGTGGATCCGGGCGTGGAACCCCAACCGCATGCAGCAGCCCTCCGCGGTGTGGTCCCCCGACCAGGCGGTGTGGTGACCATGCGCGCACTCCTCCCCGTCGTCGGCCAGGTCATCGAAGCCCTCCGTGCCGAGTTCACCGACCCCGACAACGTCCCCCTCGGCGGCACCGTACCGTCCGTCGAGCACCGTCCCGGTGCCGACATCGCCCTCGATGGCCTGTGGTCCGCCGACTGTGCGGGCATCGTCTGGGCCAACGTCATCCGCATCTACCGCACCACCCAGTTCCCCAACGAGACCGACATCGCGGTGCCGTGCCACGGCTCCCCCGTCGTCTCCATCCAGGTCGGTGCCGCCCGCTGCGTGGCGACCGTCGACGACCACGGCGACCCGCCGCCCCCACACGCGATGGAACACGACGCCCTCGTCGGCCTCGACGACGCCACCCGCCTGGAACGCGCCCTGTGCGCCGCGGTCACCGCCTGCGACGACCGTGACCTCATCATCCAGGGCACCTGGACCGCCACCGACCCCATCGGACCCCAGGGCGGGGCACTGGCCTGGGTGAAGACCCTCACCGTCGAACTCGCCTACTAAGGAGCAATCATGACCGCCAAGAAGACCACCACCCGCCGCACCACCAGCACCCCGGAGCCGACGCCAGCTCCGGAGACCGTGACCCTCCGGGGCCGCATCTCCACCACCGCGCTGCGCGCCGGCGACACCGTCACCGTCACCCGCACCCCGCAGACCGACGAGCTCGTCGCCGGCGGGTGGGCCACCATCGTCGAGGACTAGGTCGTGGCGTCCCGCACCGAACTGCGCATTGACCAGGGTGCGCTGCGCAGCGTTCTGACCGGGCCGCAGTCGGAGGCTGTGAAGCTGATCCGCAAGGCACAGCGACAGACGATCAACACCGCGAAGCTCCGCGCCCCCGTGGACACCGGGCAACTCCGCGCCGGTCACGTCGCCGGGCCGATCACCGTCTCCGGGTCGAAGATCACCACCGACATCACCGCGACGCAGACGTATGCCGCCGCCGTCCACGACGGCCGGAAGGTCACCATCTTCGGCCCGAAGCGCGCGAAGGCCCTGTCGTGGGTCGGCCCGGAAGGCCGCGTCTTCGCCCGCTCCGTGGAGCAACCGGCCCGCAAGGGGAGGCCGTGGCTCCTCAACGCCACGAAGACCGCCGCCGGTTCCTTGGGCTTCGAGGTCACCGGCGGCGGATAGACCTACCGGTACTAAGCAAGACCCAGACCCCGTGAGAGGACCACACACATGAGTACCCCCGATTCCACCGCCGCGTTCGACGCCGACGTCGCCCGCGACCACGATGACGTCGACGCCCTCAAGGCCCGCATCGCCGAGCTCGAACAGCGCGGCAAGGACTCCGCCGTCGCCGACGGCGAGGTCGTCGAGGTCATCGACCCCGATGCCCCCGCCGACGATGTCGCCCGCGCGCACGTCGCCACCATCAAGGGCCACGAGTTCCGGTACCACCTGCCGACCACCGGCGCGCTGATCGCGTTCGGCCTTGGAGCGTCGAACAAGCGATCCGGCGAAATGCAGATGGCCACCATGAGCATGTTCTTCCAGTTCCACCTGATCGCCGAGGACTACACCCGCCTCCTGGAACTCCTTCTCGACCCCAACGAGGACTTCGGCGACGAGGAGTACGGCGACCTGCTCAACGTGATCATGGACGCCGCGTCGGACTCTCCGGAGGCCAACGCCCCGAAGACCGGGCCCCGCCGCTAGGGGCCGTCGTGCCCATCACCTGGGCGGGCAGGCAGTGGCATCCCCACGACCTCCCGCCGTCGACGGCCGCCGCGGTCTCCCGCCTCGCGTCCACCGACCCGGTCGAGCACATGCCCGCCGCCGTGGACATCATCCGCGCGGCGGGCCTCGACGTCGAGGAGGTCATCGACACCGCCTTCACCGCCGACGGCGACCTTGACGTCCTCGACCTCGTCGCCGACATCCTTCGCACCGGCACCGCCCGGCCCTGGCGCTCCACCGTCGGTCTGTGCCGAAACACGGTCACCCAGTGGTCGGCGATCCGAGGGCGCCTCATCGAGAAGGGCATCCCCGACCCCCTGCGGTCGCTGCGGTCGCTGACAGCGCTGCTCGACGTCGTCGAGACGATGATCCTCGACGGCGCGAAGGACGACAAAGACCGTGAGCGCCTGATCCGCGACTTGTACCCCACTGACGTGGATTCCGAGGGTGCGCCGATCGGGTGGGAAGACGGCGCCGACGGCTTCGACTCCCTCTAACCCCGCGTCACCGGTCGAGGACCGCGAGCCATTCCAGGGCGCGACGCAGCCCGGTGTTGCCGCCCTCCGGGTCGATGCTCACCGTCTCCAACGTGGCCTTGAGGTACCGGTTCACCTCCGCCAGCGCCGCGGCGTCGTCGCCCTGCGACTTGTACAGCGCCAGCAGCCCCTGCGCGGGACCGAACGGGATAGCCCAGCCGGCGATCTCCGACGAGCGTTCGACGGCGTCGCGCATCTCGATGAGCAACGCCTCCATGTCGGCGAATCTTCCTTGCTCCCGCATCCGGTCAAGTTCGTCCCACCACTCGGAGTGGTGCCGGCCCCGCACGATCTCCGCCCGCTCTGCGCGCGCGATCGTCAATTCATCTGGTGTGGTCATGGTTCCGCAGGCTACCCACGCCTTCGGATTTCTCGGCACAATTGGGGTATGAAACGGCACCTCCTTTCCGCACTGATGATCGGCACGCTGGCACTGGCGGCGTGTGTCCAGGATCCCGCACCGGAACCGGACACGACATCTTCATCGTCAAAGACGTCATTAACCACGAGCAGCACATCGACGACAAGCAGCACCCCCGAGACCACCTCCACCTCAGCGGAACCAGCGTCCGCCCCGGTGGAACCCATCGTCGTCGAATGCCTCCCCGGTACCCCAGGCCCCGCCCGATGGTCCGACGGCACCACGAGGTTCAGCCAGTGGTGCTGGGACACCCAGGGCGGCGCCGAAGTCGGTGAAGCCGAGCAATCCGCCGGACTGCCGCCCGCCGAAGAACCGGTCTACGACACGTCCGGTGAAGCACAGATGGCCAACGGCTGCACCGCCGGTTACATCGACCCAGAGACCTGCGCCGCCCACGGCTACTAGACGACGGCCCGCCCGGGTCACCCGCGCCCGGGACACTGCCCCACATGAGCACCGTGGGGCAGGCGAAAGTCGTATTCGAGGCGGAGACCGGCAAGGTCTCCGACGAGCTCGTCGCGGCCATGGAAAAGGCCATGGCGAAGATCGACAAGATCCTCGCCCGCATGTCCCAGGCCACCGAAACCGAGGGCAAGAAGGCCGGGGCCGGCCTCGCCGACGGCCTCGAAGACGGTGCCCAGCGAGCCGAGAAGGCCGTCGACGGCATCGACGGGTCCGGCCTGTCCAAGGTGCAGGAAGCCGCGGCGAAAGCCGGTGATGCCGTCGCGACGAAGATCAACGACGGCGCGAGCAAGGCCGACGCCGCGATGGACAAAATCGACGGCGCCGGGCTGTCCAAGGTCGGGGAAGCTGCGGCGAAGGCGGGGCAGAAGATCGACGCGGAGGTCACCGCCGGCGCTCGGGCTGCTGACGCGGCGCTCGACGCGATCGACGGCGCGGGCCTGGGGAAGGTCACGACCGCGGCGGAGAAGGCATCGACGGCGACGGAGAAGGTCGGTAGCGAGGCCATCGAGGCCGGGCAGAAGGCCCGTACTGCCGGTGAAACGGGAGCGTCGGGGTTCCGCGTCATGGACGGCAGCATCGGATCGGTGCTGTCGAAGGCTGGACGCCTGGGTGGCGCGTTCGCCGCCGTCGCCGGGCCAGCGGCGATCCTCAAGGGCGGCTTTGACCGCCTCATGAACATCCAGCGCGCGGAGATCATGTTCCAGTCGATCGGCCTGTCGGCGGATCAGACGAAGGACCAGATGGCCCGCCTGTCCGAGCAGGTCACCGGCACGTCCGTGTCGTTGGCCGACGCGGCCAAGTACTCCGCGATGTTCGCTCAGTCCGGCGTGGAGCTCGGCGCACCGATGGACAACGCGATCCAAGCCTTCACCTCGTTGTCGTCCATCGCCGAGGGCTCCGGCGTCGACGTCGGCCGCGTGCTCCAGCAGATCAGCGCCAACGGCAAGCTGACCGGCGAGGACCTCGCGCAGATGGCCGACGCGGGCGTCAACGCCAGCAAGTACCTCGCCGACTACCTGGGGCTGCCGCAGGAGGAGATCAAGAAGCTCGTCTCCGACGGCAAGGTGAGTTTCGAGGACTTCGTCGGCGCGGTCAATCAGGGCACGGGTGACCTGGCCAAGCAGATGGGCCAGACCCTCCCGGCGAAGATCAGCAACCTCAAGACGGCCCTGTCGAACCTCGGTGCCGCGGTCATCGAGCCGTTCATCCCCGGCATTACCGCGGCGGTGGAGTTCGGCATTGCCCTGGTGAAGGGCGTCGTCGGGCCGATCAAGGCGGTCGTCGGGTGGTTCAAGTCGGGGTCGGTGGCGGCGCAGGCGCTGATCGTCGTGCTCAAGGCCATTGGCCTCGTCGTCGCCGCGGCGGCCCTGGGGTGGGGGTTGTGGGCCGCGCAGTTCATCCTATGGCCGGCGATTGTGGGCGCCGCGACGGCGGCGACGGGCGCGTTCGCGGGCGTGATGTCGCTGCTGACGATGGGGCTTACAGCGCTGCGTACCGCGCTGATGGGCTTGTGGACGGCGTTCCTGGCCAACCCGATCGCCTGGGTCATCGTCGGCATTGCAGCGCTCGTCGCCGCATTCGTGATCCTGTGGAAGCGGTCGGAGGCGTTCCGCGACTTCTGGAAGGACCTGTGGGCGCGTATCTCGGAGCCAGTGAAGACCGCGATCGACGCGGTGAAGCAGGCATGGGATGGGCTCGTCGGTATCTTCCGGGGCGAGGAGACCGAGGAGGGCAACTCGGCGCTGGCGCGGCTAATCGGTGCTGACCGGGTGGAGTCGATCATCGCGACCATCACCAACGTCAAGCAGGTATGGGAGGACGTTAAGACCGCGTTCGGCGGCGGCGAGGTGCCCGGCGGCGGCGCGCTCGGCCGCCTCGTGGGGTTCGACACCGCCGAGCGCGTCATGGAGATCATCGGCTCGATCAAGGACGCGTGGGGCGAGTTGTGGTCGGCGTTCCAGGGCGACGGATCGGGGACGGGCGCGCTGACGGCGCTGCTCGGCGACGAGGGCCGCGCCGAGTTCGTCGTGAACCTCTTCTCCCGCCTCGGCGACGCCGCCCGCTTCGTCTGGGACACGATCAAGCAGGTCGGGCAGGCACTCGCTGACGTGGGAGCGTCCATCGCCTCGGCCGGGTGGGAAACGATCAAGGCCGTCTTCTCCGGGCTCGTCGAGGTCGGCAAGGCCCTGTGGTCCGCGATCTCCGAAATCGCCCTCGCCGTCTGGGACCTGATCCAGGCCCTGGCGCCGGTCCTGATGCCGATCCTCAAGATCATCGGCGCAGTCGTCGGCGGCATCATCGTCGCCGCGTTCTTCATCCTGATGGGTGCGCTTCGCCTGGTCGCGGGCCTTTTTGAGGTGCTGGCGAAGGTCATTTCGTGGCTCGCCGAGAACGTCCTCTCCCCGCTGATCGGCATCATCGCCGACGTGGTGTCGTGGCTCGTCGACAAGCTCGGCGGCGCGATCTCCGGCGTCGTCGACTTCGTCACCATGCTGTTCCAGGGCATCGGGGCCGTCTTCTCGTGGATCTGGGAGCAACTGCAGGCCGCCTGGGACAACGTCGGCCGCCCGGTCCTCGACTTCATCCTCATGGCGTTCCAGTTCTGGTGGGAATCCGTACAGCTCGGGTGGCGGCTCCTCGGCGCCACCTTCGAGGTGATCTGGACCGCCCTGCAGATGGCCTGGGACGCGTGGGGACGACCGGTCCTCGACGTGATCCTCGCAGCCTTCCAGTGGGCGTGGGGGAACCTGCAGGTCGTGTTCGGCTGGATCAAGGCCGGTTGGGATCTGCTGTGGACCGGGGTCCGGTGGGTCTACGACACGGTCATCGCCCCGGTCATCGCGTGGATCGTGGACCGATTCAACGACTTGCGCGCCGGCGTGCAGATCGCGCTGGATTGGGTGCGGCTGCAAATTGACCGGGCGTCGAAGGTCGTCAGTGCTTTCTACGACCAGTACGTCCGGCCGATGGTTGACCGGGTCATCCGTGGCTTCGATCGCGTCCGCGACACCGTCACCGGGTGGAAGGACAAACTCGTCGGCGCCCTGTCCGGCGCGGGCCGGTGGCTGGTCGACGCGGGCCGGAATGTGGTGCAGGGATTTATCAACGGCATCAAGTCGTTGGCCGGCACCATCGGGTCGGCGTTCCTCGACATGGTCCCGGGATGGATCAAGGGCCCCTTCAAGAAGGCCCTTGGCATCGCGTCCCCCTCCCGGCTCTTCGCCGAGTACGGCCGCAACATCGGTGAGGGTCTCATCGTCGGCGTCGGCTCCATGGAAGGCGCGGTGCAGGCGTCGACGCAGGGCCTCGCGGACTCCGCAGCGAACATCACCCTGCCCGCAGCCCCGGCGGTCGCGGCCACCCCGATCGTCACGGACGGCGCCGCCCCGGCCATCGCCGCCGATGCGTCGACCGGCATCACCGAGGCGTACTCGGGCATGGCCGCGCAGATGGGAGCGACGTCGACCGGCCTGCTGGACCCGATGTGGATGGGCCAGTCGGCACAGATGATGGGCCTCGGCACGACGATGACCACGCAGGCCCAGGGCGTGATTGCCCCGTCGTGGGACGCGATGGCAGCCCAGATGGCGGCAACGCAGGCCGGGGTGATCACCCCGACGATGGCGGGCACACAGGCGGCGATGACGCAGACCGCCGCCGTGATCATGGGGCAGATCACCACCGTGATCCGCACGGCGTTGCAGTACCTCGTCACGACGCTGTTCTGGACGCTGAACTCCGGCGTGAACCCGGTTTTCGCCGGCATCCGCGGCGGCCTGCAGCACGTTGTGTCCACGTTCCAGTGGGCCGTGTCGGCGATCGGCACGCTGTGGGCGCAGGTCCGGGAGGCCACGGCCCGGCCGGTCCGGTTCACCATCAACAGCGTCTTCAACGACGGCGTCGTCGGCATGTGGAATTCGGTCAGCGATCTGCTGGGGACGACGAAGATGGCCCCTTACCCCGTGCGCTTCGCCTCCGGTGGTGTGCTGCCCGGATACACCCCGGGCCGGGACCCGTACACGTTCGTCGAGCCGAGCAGCGGCATGCGCATCGGTTTGTCCGGCGGCGAAGCCATCATGCGGCCCGAATGGACCCGCGCCGTCGGCGGGCCCGCCGCCGTCGAAGCGATGAACGCCGCAGCCCGTTCCGGCGGAGTCAACGGGGTCCGCCGCACCCTCGGTGAGGGAGCCGCCGCACGATTCGCCACCGGCGGCGTCCTCGATGAACGCATCCAGCGCACCATCCGCGAGGCCCGCCGCCACCACGGCAAGCCCTACCAGTGGGGCGGCGTCGGCAACCCCAGCTTCGACTGCTCCGGCCTGTGGTCCGGCATCCAGTCCCACCTGTCCGGCGGCCCCTTCCGCGGGCGCTTGTTCACCACCCACACCTTCATGGGCGGCGGCGGGTCCCGCCTCGGCTGGGTACCGGGCCTCAACGGCCCCGTGACAATCGGCGTCAACGACGGGCACATGGCCGGCACGCTCGCAGGCATCAACATGGAGTCCGCCGGCGGCGGCAAGGGCGTCCAGATCGGCGGGTCAGCGTGGGGCTCTAACCACAGGTCCTTCACGCGACACTTCACCCTCCGTGATTTCACTGGCCGCTACATCGCGGGCGCCGCCGGGGGCGGCATCGACATCGGCGACGTCATCTCCGGGGAGATGGACCAGTACAAGCAGAAGATGGCCACGGCCATTGCTGCGTTCACCCGCCAGCAGCCGGGCCGCTTGGCCCAGACGTACCCGACGCAGGTCAAGGAAAAGCTGGTCGACGCGACGCAGAAGAAGATCGACAAGCTGATGGAAGAGATGATGGGCGACCCGGGCGGCGCCGGGGTCGCTCGGTGGGCGCCGATGGTGCGCCGCGCCCTTGCCCGCGTCGGGTTCGAGGTCACCGAGCGCAACGTGCGCTTGATGCTCGCGCAGATCGCCTCGGAGTCCGGCGGCAATCCCGGCATCGCCCAGCAGATCGTCGACATCAACGGCACCGGCGACTCCGCCGGCGTTGGCCTGCTGCAGATCATCCCGTCGACGTTCGCGGCGCACCGCGACCCCGCGCTGCCGAACGACCGGCGGAATCCCTTCGCCAACATGGTCGCGGCGCTGCGGTACTACAAGAGCAGGTACGGCATGGACCTTGGCCGCATGTGGGGCAAGGGCCACGGCTATGCGCACGGCGGGCTCATGGGCGAAGGCCAGGGCATGTTCCACAAGACCGCGTTCGGCCCGGAGCGGGTCCTGTCGCCGCGGCAGACCGCCAGCTTCGAGCGGCTGGTCGACTGGATCGACGCCCAGCCCTCCCTGCCGATCCAGCCCGTCCCTGCCCATGGCACCGGCGAGGATTACGGTCGCCACACGAAGACGGTGCTGGTCACGCAGAACATCATCGCCGACGACCCCAGGGCCGCGGCGGACGCCGTCGAGGACCGGCTCATGGGCCTGCTGACCTAAGGAGGACACGAGGATGCACCGCGGGTGGCTCCAACTGGGGCAGACCGAAATCGCCAACACGGCACGCACCGTCGCCTACATGAACGCCGGCGTACGCAACCTGTCCGCAGAGGTCGTCACCGACGACTCCTGGCGCGACCTGTGGCGCTGGCTCGGCCGCGACGAGCCCTACCGCACCCCCTGGGACGACGACGATTGCCCCTGGCACGACCCGCTTATCCCCGCGTCCGCCGAGTTCGCCGGCGTGTGGATCCTCTCCGTCGACGGCGCCGACTCCACCCCCCACGACGTCGACGTCATCGACTCCGCCCACGTCGGCGCGGCCTTCGGCACGACCCGCACTCCGGCCCGGCACCTCAAGATGGAGGCCCTCGTCGTCGGCGGCACCCCGGCGGGCCTGTCCTACGGCCTGTCGTGGCTGGGCTCGGTCCTCCGCGGCGACCAATGCGCCCCCGGCGACGACGCCCGCACCTTGCTGTGGCTGGAAACCGCACCGCCAACCGACGACCAGATGACCACCGACAACGTCATCGCCGTCGGCAACGCCGAGGCCCGCATGTACTCGCAGGTGAGGTTGACCAGCCCCCTCGACGTCGACGAGCGGCTGGGGCGGTGGGTGCCGCAGGGGCACGGGGCGACGATGGCGCGCGTGAAATTCACGCTCACCGCCGGCGTGCCGTGGGCGTGGGGCCTGCCGACACCCCTGGTATCCGACCTGAAGCCGTACATGGGTGAGCCCCGCACCGTGACCTTCGAGTCGATCGGCGAGGACGGGACGTGCCCGTCGGCCTGTGCCCCGCCGTCGCCGGTGCTCGTCGACCCCACCGCCCCCGCCCTGGCGACACTGCCCCGCCCGATCAACCCTGCCGCCGCCGCGGGGTGCTCACCGATCCAGTCGCGCCGACTGACGTGGCTCCTCGAGGCCGGGCGTACCGCCCAGTGGATGGAGACCGTCCCCACCGTTACGGTGCGCACCGGCGCCCGCGACGAGCGAAACGTGCGGGTCCAGTGGGTCGAAGGGCAGCCCACCACCGACAGTGGCATCGCGTGCGCCACCGTCGGCGAGGCGATGATCGGCTACATCCCTGCCCTCTCGACGCTCACCCTCGACGCCGTCACCGGACTGGCGACAGTCGTCACCGACGATGGCCGCCGCCTCGACGCGACCCCGATGGTCACCGGCCGGATGGGCGGCCCCTGGCGGCCCGCAGTGCTGCGCTGCGCCCGCCCGTACACCCTGATCATCGACACCGAGCAGTCCGTCCACCAGGACGCCCGCGTCTCCGTCGATGCCGTGATGAGGAGGCCATGATGCTCGGACGACTGGGAGTCGGCGACTACGCCATCGTCGTCACCGATTGGGCCGCCGGCCGCATCGTGTGGCAGTCCCCCGACCGTGGCTTGCGGAAGGCCGACTGGGGGCGGGAATCATCGGAGGTGTCGAAGGCGACGGTGCAGGTGCATGTGCCGCTGCACATTGCCGATCGCATCGAGCCGTGGATGCACTGTCTCACGATCTACCGTGCAGGCGAGGTCGTGTGGCACGGGGTGGTCTTGCAGGTCACCGCGACAGCGTCGGGCATGGCGATCGTCGGATGGGACGGGGCGGGATTCTTCTCCCGGCGCCGGGTGCCGCTGGCCAGGAAGTGGGCGCAGCATGATGCGACGCAGGTGATGCGCACGATGGTGGAGGACGCGTGCGGTTTCGCCGACGCGACTGGCCTCGTGGAGGGCATCGTGACGCGGGAGTCCCGCGTGTGGGTCACGGCCGCGTGGACGCCCGCCGAGTGCATGCTCGACGATGTCGTCGACGATCTGGTGAAGATGGGCCTGGTCTGGACGGTGGTCGCCGGCCGGTTGCTGATCGGCCCGGTGGGGGCGCAGCACACGACGGCGACGCTGTCGGACCGTGATGTCGATGGTGATTTCACGGTGGTCAAGGACGGGGCTGAGGTCGTCACGGATTGCCACGTCCAGGGCAAGGGCGTGTGGGGCCAGTGGATGGCCGAGTCGTCGCCGTTGGGGCTGGTGCAGGGCATCGAGAAGGCCGATGGTGCGGTGCGTGAGGAGGAGTGCGTGCAGATGGCCAAGCGTGTGGTGAAGGACGCGTCGGTGACGCCGCGGCGGTTGGTGGTCCCGTCGGGGGCCCGGTTGCTGCCGTCGGCGCCGGTCGGGATTGATGAGCTCGTGCCGGGAGCGCGGGTGCCGGTGTCGTCGCGGCAGACCGGGGTGGTGGTGTCGTCGACGATGCAGGTGCGGGAGGTGCAGGTGTCGGTGGACGAGGGAGGGGAGGACGTAAAAGTCACCCTGGGTGAGACAAGCGTCACACAAGAGGTGACGGATATGCCCGACCCGGCTCTCATCGACATGCGGTCGCCCTACGAAAAGGAGCAAGCCTCGAAGGCCAACACGTCCACCGGCTCCGGCGCGAAGCAGGACGAGGACGGCGCGACCGTGGGGACGGCCCCGGCATGACCCTCAACGGCCGCCCCACCACCGACGCCCAGTGGGCCCGCGAAGTCGAAAAGCGCCTCCGCGCTTTGGAGCGTCCCCGCATGGTCACCCTCGGCCCGTGGCAAGTGTCGGTGTCCCCCATCTCCGGTGATCTGATCGCCGACCATATCCCCACCGGCCGCCGGCGCGTCATCGCAGCCACAGAACCCGACATCAAGGAGTAGCCATGGCGATCTGTACCTCGTCCCAGTTCACGACCAGCGGCGGCATCCTCGGCCTCGACCGATCCGCCATGAGCCGAGTCGTCGCCCGCTCCACGGTCGAGTCCACCGGCGACGGCGACCACGGCGCCCATGCCCCCGCCCGCGTCTTCCCCGAAGGGGACCAGGTCTCGCGGTCCCTCAAGACGATGATCGACCAGCGGGTGCACTGGAAGAATGACTACGGGTGCCCGGTCACGGTGCAGACGCAGATCCAGCGCCAGCGCCGCACGATGCATCTGTCCGCCCCGAATTACGCTTTCGTCCGGGAGCGGTACACCCAGAAAGTTGGCGTCGACGGGCCGTCGACGGTGCTGGCGGAGGAACCGGACCCGACGCTGCGGTGGAACACCGAGTGGGGCGGCGGCATCCACACCGGTTTGAAGCCCGACGGCAAACCAAACTTCGGCCAGTACCGCTCGTCGACTCCGGAGTCCTCGCTGATGCTCGAACCGGTGCGCGTCGGCGTCGGCGAGTCCATCGATGTCCGCTTCCGGTGCTCCTTGATTACCCCGTACGACTGGTACCAGGCCAGCCAGGTCGAGTTCTTCGTCGCCCGGATGGAGGTCTTCTCCAACACGATCCTGCTGTGGGCGCACCCTGAACCCGTTTAGGCAGGTCACCGGGGGCCCATAGCGTCCCGGGCATCACCAACTTGGAGGAGATGCCGTGACCAGCCCCGACCTCACCCCGCTTCGCCCGGAGGACTACTACGACCTTCCCGAAGTGGGTCAATCCGTCCGCATCCGCGGCCTGGTGTCCACGACCTTCCTCCGCCGCGGCGAGACGATGGTCATCCGGTGGACGGACTTCTGGGCAGACCACGTGCTCCGCAACTACGTCGACGTCATCGGCATGGTCGAGGAGCCCGCCGCCAGCGAGTACTTCCCCACCATGGCCGAGGTGTGGCGGCAGATCGAGATCGGCGCGAAAACCCTTCCCGGCGAGCGCGTCCTCGGCATCCGCGTCACCGACACCACCATCGTCGTCCGCGTCGGCACCGACGAAGCCTTCGGCCGCGACATCACGGTCACCTGGCCCGAGCTGACGAACCTGCTGCGCGAGGTCGTCAACCTCCGCGATAACACCCGTGACCTCTCCGACACCGCGGTTCGCGCCCTCGAGGCCGGCGTCGAGGACCTCAAGAACCGGTTGGTCGACTACAACGGCATTGCCTCGGCGGCCGCGAAGATCGCCCTCGATGCTGCTGCCGAAGCGAAGGCGAACGTCGCCGACTCCGGTGCGAGCGCCTATGAGGTCGCGGTCAACGCGGGGTACGCGGGCACAGAGTCTGATTGGCTGGAATCCCTGAAGGGGCCCGCCGGCCCCGCCGGCCCCACTGGCCCGCAAGGTGCGCAGGGATCGACGGGCCCGTCCGGGCCGCGTGGCCCTGAAGGTCCGGCCGGTCCCCAGGGGCCGACTGGTCCGCGCGGTCAGGACGGTACGTCGGTGACGATCGCCGGACAGGTCACGACGTCGACGTCGCTGCCGACGGGACTGGGCACGGAGGATGTGGGAACCGGCTATATCGCGGCCGACACGGGGCATCTCCACGTGTGGTCCGGTGCGGCGTGGGTCGACGCTGGCCCGATCCGTGGCCCCGAGGGGCCCGCGGGGCCGCAGGGTGAGCGCGGAGCCCCCGGCGCGGACGGAGCCGATGGCGAAACGGGCCCTGTGGGCCCGAAGGGCGCTGACGGTGCCGATGGCCCGGCTGGCCCCCCTGGCCCGCAGGGACTGCCCGGCCCGAAGGGCGACCAAGGCGATCCGGGCGACGTCGGCCCGCCTGGTGCGACCGGTGCCCGCGGCTTGCAGGGCGACCCTGGACCCACCGGCCCGAAGGGAGACACCGGCCCCCAAGGCCCCACCGGTCCCCAAGGCGCGAAGGGAGACACCGGCCCCCAAGGCCCCACCGGCCCTATGGGCCCCACCGGTCCCGCAGGCAAGGATGGCAAAGACGGCGTCGACGTCGCCCCGATGGCGTGGACTCGTACGTACTGCTCCATCCGCGACAATGGGGCAATCAACCTCGGTGTCGGCGGTTCCCAGACGTATTACTACCGAGTCGACCGGGGATACTGTGACCTGATCTGGGAGATCAAGTGGGGCAACAACCCCCGCTCCGGCGGCGGCGATCTGCGCATCACCAACCTCCCTGCCATCGCGCACTCGATGTTCTCCGACTACTACGGCCTCGGCACCTACTGGAACAGTACGTCCGGGGTGTGGGTCCAAGTGCAGCCTCTCCTCCGCAGCGGCCAGATCACGCTTCCGACCAACGAGCACGGCAACTCGTCGCTGCTGTACCGCATGCGCATCTGGGATGGCGTGAACGGTGTGTCGACCGGTTACCCGGGTAACCCCACCTTCGCGATCGACGCGGCCGGATCACTGTTGCGTGGACATATCCGATACCCCATCGCCAGCTAGGAGCAGAAAATGACTCAGCCCACCGGTGCCGACATCGTCGACGAAATGATCACCCGGCTCCGCATTTTGCAGGGCTCCGGCGAGTACGTCCCACTCGGACGCCGCGTCACCGCCGGGGTCGGCCTGGCGGGGGCCGGGACCCTCGTCAACGACATCACCATCAGCCTGTCCCCCGAGGCACTGGCCGCGATCGAAAAGGTCACCGCCCTCGGCGACACCGCCGACCTCGCCACCGACGAGGAGGTCACCGCCGCTATCGCCCCGTTGGCCCGCCGCGACCAGGTCGCCCCGATGGCGGTGTACCGCGACTTCTCCGTGCTCGAACCGCCGGCGTCGCAGGTCACCTCCCCTCCCCTGCGGATCGACACCGATTGCCAGGCGGTGCGTGTCTCCGTCTCCGTCGGCACCCCGGGCACCCGCGCCGTGACGGCCACCGTCAACGGTCAGACCATCACCGTCGCCGCCGGAGGATCGCAGGGTACCCGGGACCTTGCCCTGGCCTTCCGAGCCGGGGACGTTCTGCGCGTGACCGTCGCGTCGACCGACGCCGCCGGGATCGTCGTGTCGGTGCGCCTCGAGGAGCCGGGGGTCACGTCGTGAGCGTCGTGACGTCCGCCGCATCCGGGGCGGCGTTCGCGGCGTGGGCCGGAGCCACCGGTGTCGTCACCGCCGGAACCGGGTCGGTGCAGACCGTGGGATCGGTGACCACTGCCCCTGGGCTCGATGGGCACCCGTCGCTGCGCCTGTCCACCGGCGACCTGACGGTGACCGGCGTGCCGAACTTCACCGACGTCGACTCGACGGTCGAAGCGTGGGTGCGGATCCAGGCGGGCACCACGGGCCGCACCATCTTCGCCCGAGTCAACGGGTCGACGGAGGTGTCACTGACGGTCGGTGCTGATGGGCGTCCGACGGTCGTCGTCGCGTCGACCGCCGGCCCGTATCGGGTGACGCTGCGCGGCCCGGTGCGGGTGGATGACGGTCAGTGGCACCAGATTGCCATGGTTATCGACCGCGGGTGGTTCTCCGTCGTTGACGTGTCGCTCGTCGTCGACGGTGGTGTGGCGGCGTCGGGGCAGATGCGGCCTGGCCTTTTTGGCGCGGCGGCGCAGCTCGGGATGGCCAGCGTCGTGCAGGTCGGTGCGCGCGACGGCAAGTCCCGGATGATGGGTGATCTCCTGTTCATCGCGATGCGCTCACAGGCGGTGGCGGTGTCGACGCTCGCGGCGCGGTGGGCGAGCCGTCCGATGGGGTCCGCCGCGACGACGGGGTGGGGAATCATCCTGGGCTGATCGGCGGTCACCCCCGGGTGGGACGGTGCGGGGCATGAGCAGCACCGTCTTGGATTTCTCCGCCGGAATCATCCCCGCCAAGGCCATCCGCGATGCGGGGCATGTCGGCGCGGTCCGCTACATCAGCCCCCCGCGTGAATCGTGGATGCGCGGCAAGCCCGCCACTGCGGCGGAAGTCGCCGACTACAAGGCCCAGGCCCTGGATACGGCGTTCGTGTGGCAGTTCGGCGGGGCGGACAACCCCGATGCGATGCGTGGCGCCCGCGGTGGCGAGCTTGACGCGAAGGCCGCCGATGAGCAGTTGAAGCTGATCAAGCGCACGGGTTATCCCGTGTTCTTCGCGGTCGACTTCGACATCACTCTCGACCAGTGGAACGCTACGGCGGTGGAGTACTTCCGCGCCGCGTGCAAGGTGCTGGGCCGCGAGCGCGTCGGCATCTACGGGCACTCCCGCGTGTGCGACTGGGCCCGCGAGGACGGCGTCATCGGCTCCGCCGGCGACGGCAAATACCTCATGTGGCAAACCTCCTCGTGGGCGCAGCCCCGGGGGCATGTGCACCCGGCGGCGGTGCTGTACCAGCGCACCCACAACGTGCCCGGGCCCGCCGGGATGCAGGTCGACGTCAACGACATCCTGCATGTCTATTGGGGCCAGCACCCGCCGCGCCCCGACCAAGCCCAGGACACGTCGACGACCGATCCACAGCCCGCGGCTCCGGCGCGGCCGACTGGCCCGGCGCCGAAGCCCACCGAGCAGTTCAGGTGCGACGCTGATCTGCTGACGTGGCGCGACAACGGCATCGCCCGCCGCTCCCGTCGCGCGATCTGCATCCACACCGACGAATCCGCCTACAACTACGCCACCGGCCAGATGCGCGCCACCGCGTGGACCGCGGACCAGCTCGCCGAGTACAACCGCCGCCGCGATATCTCCGGTGGCTCGTATCACCTCGGCGTCGACCGTGCGGGCCGCACCGTCCGCCAGAACGACGACGTCTACGGAGTCTGGGCCGTCGGCAGCCTCGGCAACGACGAGATGTTCCACGTTTGCTTGCCGGGCACCGCGTACCAGACCCGAGAGCAATGGCTGTCGCTCGGCAAGGCACAGCTCGCCAAGCTTGCCGACGTCCTCGCGCACTACTGCCGCTTCCACGACATCGAGCCGCGCCGTATCAGCCCGGCCGACCTCCGCGCGGGCCGCAAGGGAATCCTCGGGCATTGGGACTGCTCGAAGTTCTACGGCGGCTCCGACCACTGGGATCCGGGCGGCTACGACGGCACCACCGGCGTGCCGCGTACCGCCGGCGGGTTCCCGTGGGACTTCGTCCTCGACCTGGTGCGCCAGCGCTTGGACACCGCGGCGCCCAGCATTCCGAAGCCGGACACCCCGGCCCCGATCCCTCCGAAGGAGACCACCGTGATTCCCGAGAAGATCCAGTCGATCATCAACCCCAAGGTCGAGCTGCCCATCGGCACCCTCTTCGCCCTCATCGACGCCTACCTGTGGGAACAGCGCGTCGCCATGCGCCATCTGTACGACGAGCTCGGCCTCGACTACCAGGCCACCATCGACGCCGCGATCGCCGACGACCGTGCCGAGAAGTAAGGAGTCTCCGTGAAGAACGCACTCGCTCGCCTGGACCACCCCGCCGTCTTCCGACTCGGCGTCTACGTCCTCGCCGGAATCATCGGCTTGATCATGGTTGCCACCGGTGCGCTCGATGCCGACAACCTCGCCGACTGGGTCACCTCTGCATCCACGCAGGCCGGCGGCATCCTCGCCCTCGTCGCGGGCCTCGCCGGCCGAAACGTCAGCACCACCGACAGTGGCCGGGTCCTCGGCACCATCGAGGTCGTCACCGATCCGATCGACCGCGCCCGTGAGCACCTCAACACCGCTATCGAGGGCACCCCGATCGATGAGCTGCGCCGCCGCATCCACGAGGAGCGCTGACACCATGCACTGCCGCCGGGCCACCATTCACCGCGCCGCGATGATGGGAACCATCGGCGGCTTCGCGGTCCTGACCGGGTGGTCCTATCTTGCGCCGTCCACCCCGACATCCCTGGCCCAGCTAGAGGCGATCTCGTGGATGCCGATGCCCGCCCTCGGGATGCTTTGGATCATCGCGGGGCTGCTTGCTTGGACCGCGATTCCATTCCGCCGGGTGCAGCCGTTGGCCATCGGCTTCGTCGGGTCCCTCACCGTCGCGTGGGCCGTGAGCTTCGCGACGTCGATCTTGCTGTCCGACGTCACCCGAGCGTGGGTGTCGGCGAAAAACTACGGGGCCATCGCTGTGCTAATCGCACTGCACGCCACCGCTCCCGTTCGGGGTGGAACTGTCAAGGAGGTGATCGTCTATGACCTGGGACCCGGGGATCCTGATCACGGCCGGGGCTAGCGTCCTCGTCGCTATCATCGCCGGCGCATTCGGGGCATTGACCGGCGTGGCAAATGGGCGCAGGGAGGATGAGCGCAGGGAGGCCGAGCGGGAGGACAAGCAGATCGAGACGACGCTCAATGCGATCGAGAATCATCGTGCGTGGGCGGACAGCAACTTCCAGAAGATGAAGGCTGAGATCGAGGGGCTGCGGTCGCAGGTCCGTGATGCGGAGGGAAAAGCCGAACGCCTCGAAGGGGCGAACTCCGCGCTGGCTCGGTACATCCACGTCATCTTGGACTGGGTGGAGAGCGTGGTCCCGGATTATCGCCCTCCGCCGCCACCTGACGAGATTCGCGAGTACATTCGACCGTGA